GTTGAGAAATCTGGTTGTTCTGTAATAGTCCACCAATCTCTTAAAACGGATGATCCTTTATTTATAGAGACTCCACTATTTTGAAAATAGGTAATTCTTACTACATCACCTTTTTTTAAATCTAAAAGAACTGACCCATTTGCATTAACTCTACTTGCATGAGTAGAATCTGACGTAGCTTCAAATATTCTAACTGATGCTGAGTTTACTTCTACGTTAACATTAAACTGTTCACCAATATTCCAACTGCTGGCAGTACTCTCGAGAGAGCCTGAAACAGAAATAAGATATTGACCAGATTTAGGTATAGTATAATTGCCTGAATTAAAAGCGTTATGAGTATCTAATTCTAATGAGACTGCTCCAGTATATATTTGTGTTGCAGGAGATCCTGTAGGGATAGTTGTTCCAATAATATCACTGACAATAAGCTTTGCTGTACTAAATAAACTCTCAGTGGTAGATAATAAAGCTCCAGATGTCCAATTACTTATAGGAACAACTGCTCGCGCTGAAAAGCTATCGTTATTTGCTACATTCCAAACAAAAGGGTTAGATGCGTTCCATGAACCACCGTTATTTTCAGTATAAATTGCTAATGTTGTAGAACTTGCGTGTACAACTTGTCCTACATGAAATGCTGTGCCAACATCAACTGCCCAAGCACTACCAAATACTTGATTTGCTCCGCCGCCTATGCCTGTTTTGTTTGTATCAATAATTTTAGAATCAGGAATAGTTAATAATATTGATCCAGGAAATGACGTAGTAGATCCAAATTGTACATTGTATTCTATCTCCATAGAATCGCCTACACGTCTATGAGTGACCTTGATAGTTCCATTACCAATGGTTCCATTCCATAAAGCATCAGGATTAGATGAAATCTGCCAATCTTCTATTATTGATCCAGGAACAGGCACATCAGGACCTACACTAATATTGTCTATAATTATGTTACTTGTTGTTGCTGGCACTGAGTTAATGACAAACCTTGGTGCGTAGGTATTGTCTACACTATCTATTTCTGCAACACCTACAAACTTTCTCCTAGATGTGACGCTGCCAGTAGCTTGTATTAATCCGTCATTGTCATCCGAAACCATTACGTCTACACCACTATCTAGATTGCGGAGGATAACTTTAACATCTCCAGAGACATAGTTGGTATCAGTAGCATAATCAAATTTAACAAAGACACGTTTACCAAGATCCTGATTGTCAACATCGTCCATGCCATGCTGAATATACTCACCGCCTAACGCAGTACTTTTGAACTGCATATTTAAAGATTGAGTGCCGCGCAAAGGATTAATAGTCTCTGCACTAGACACAGCATTACCTGACCCATCATTAGTGATGCCAGTAGTTACGTCAATTTCAAAATCAGGATTAGTTATATAGTTAATTCCACCTTGACCGCCAGACCCAATTTCATTTAAATTAACACCATCATCTGCGAAAAGTTTATCAAGATCAGTTGAATAAACTAAAGTGCCTTGTTTTCGAGTTAAAGCATCTAAATTTGCTTTGGTATTATTTGGGATTGTTAATCTGTTTGTGTTTGATGCAGTTCCACCATCAATATCTTTATTTGTTATTACTTGAGCACTTGATATGTCGGCAACTTCAACTTCAGTGCCAACTGGGCCAATTTTAAATTTACTCGCCGCAGCATCGGCATAAATTAATGATCCATTAGTGGTGGTACGTTCAACTGTAACACCAGCACCTTCAGATGCAGCATCATTACCGCCCTTATTAACTGTAATATTTGTATCAGTGACATCTAATGTCGCGGTATTTACTGTTGTGGTTGTGCCATTAATTGTTAAATCCCCGCCAACAGTTAAATTATTTACGCCAGTAATATTATCTAAATCATCAATAATAATATTACTATCTTGAACAGCGCCGCCTAATACACCATTAGTTCTAACTAATGCATTATCTGTTGTTGAAGTGAAATCATCAAGTTTAGCATCAAGTTGGGTTTGAATTGCACTAGTTGTGCCATTTAAATAACCAAATTCTATATTTGTTATAGAACCATCCGCAATTTTTGTTGCATCTATTGCTGCCAGAGCTTTAATATCTGCATTTTCAATGTTAGAAATTGAATTTCCAGTGCCATTAGCATCAAATGTTTTATTTGTAAGTGTATCAGTTGTTGCTCTACCCATGAGAGTATCTGTCGCATCTGGGATAGTTATTACTCTATTTGCGGTTTGTGATGAAGTAACTGTTGTTTTTGTTCCGGTTGTTGCCCCGGAAATGTCGAAATCAACTTGTTTTGTTCCATCAGTAGCATCATCAACTGTAAAAGCGTCACTTTGTGCATTAATTGTATTTGTGTCGCCAAGAGTTTTATTAGTAAGAGTATCAGTTGTGGCTTTACCTACTAAGGTATCGGTGGCATCAGGGATTGAAACTGTTCTATTTGCAGTTTGTGCCGCCGAAATGGTTGTTTTGGTGCCAGTCGTAGCCCCAGAATTAATTTCTAAACTAACTTGTTTTGTTCTATCTGTTTCTTCTTGAACTAAGAGACCTTTTAATACGCCCCAGAACCCGATTGCCATTGTAATTCTCCTTATCTAATCTGTTCTATTTATTGTTGTAATGTTCTCGCTGTAAATTTCATCACACCATTATAATTTGTCGCACCAATATCAGTTGATTTATACTGAATTTGGCCAGCATCAGTTATTGTAAAAGTAACACCGGCATTTCCAGCAATTCCGCTAACTACAAGTGTCCAGCGTGAGCCTGAAGCCGCACTAGTATCATAAATTAAGTGCATAACGCCAGATTCGGCAGTCCCACTTGTTGTAGAGTCTGATTTTCGATAAATGCTATATTCAACAAAAGCCGCTCTGGCCGAAGCTATATTAAATGAAAGGCCTGTTACATTTGTTGCTACAGATATATTATTTGCTACAGTAAAAGTTGTTTGTAGTATATCATCGGAAGTTAATATACTATTTAATACATCGGTAACTTCTTGCGCCCATCCTGTTGCGGCTTCCCCCCATCCGGGTTCATCTCCGGAAGCGGGATATTCATAGGGCGTATTATTAACTGTAAGGGTAACTGACATTATTTCTTTCCCCTTTAAATAGAAGATATCCTCATAAATATTTGTTAAATCCAAGATTTTACTTGACAAGTTATGAATTTTATGTTATTTTAAAGTAAATATGGTATTTTTATTAATAATTTTATTTATTATTGGATTTATTGCGTTTCAGAATCTGAATAAATTTGAACCAATGAAGAGGTATAATCATGATAAAATCCCTAATAGGACTTGTCCACCACATCTTTGGGTTGATAATCCGTCTGGTGGGTTGGTTTGTAAAAGATGCAGGAAACAGCCGGGAGACCCATCCTTCTACACAGATTGAAAATAAACCCCTAATATTATATAAAAATGAATCACCTAGGTTAGCTAAAGAATTTAAATTATTAGAGACCGAAAATAAGAATTTAAGAGATTTAGTGTTCGATTTAGCAAATTATACCTTGACAAACTTTAATAAATCTATTACTCTAACTATGGTGATTAGAACTCAACGTGAGCAAGATGAAATATATGCCGGTAAAGAGCACCATGGGCGAAAATATGATGAAAAGCCCTGGAAATCGCCACATCAGTTTGGTCAAGCTGTTGATATTAGGAGTAGGACGTTTTCGGGGGAAGAAATTAAATTAATTGAAGATTATTTGAATGCGAAATACAATATGACTAATTATTATAAATGGACAGCAAAAAATCATAATGTGGGGCTAGGGGATCATTTCCATATACAATATTATAAGGCGGAAAAATGAAATTTTATGTTGAAAAAATAAATAATGTAGATTGCATAATTTTGGAACCTTTCAGGCATAAATCTCGTTATATTAAATATAAATCATTAGATCATCTTAATGCTTTATCAAAAAGAGCCGGTAATAAAGATACCAATATTGTTGTCCAATCTTTTCAAAATAAAATAGCAAGGTATGATAGTGATATTAGTTTAAATAAAGAATTTAATATCAAAGACCATAATACATATGCATTAAAACTTGGTAATTATCCTTTTCCTTCGACATATTTAGAAAAAATGAACATTAGATCAAATGAAAAAATCTGTGAAATTCCTATTCATAACGAATTAATTCAATATATTGATAAATTTTTAAAAAATAAAAGTTTTTATAAAGATGAGGGTCTTTTTTATAAAACGGGGCTATTATTATATGGTCCCCCAGGAAATAGCAAAACGACATTTTTAAGACATTTAGTTGCAAATTATTTACCAAAAGAGGCCCTAGTTATTTGGTGCCAGTTATTGCCAACTCTACAAATGATTAAAAACCTAAAAGAGTATACTGGACCAAAGGTATTTATTTTTGAAGAATTAACCTCAATTTTAAGTAGATCGAATATAGGTTCTTTTTTAGATTTTATGGATGGGGAAAATTCAATTGATAATGCCATTTTTATTGCAACAACAAACTATCCCGAAGATTTGCCCGGCAATATTGTCGAAAGGCCCGGAAGATTTGATAAAATTATGAAATTTGATAATCCCACAAATGATGTTAAGCAATACCTATTTAAAAATATGTTTAAATTAGATATCACAACAAATGAATTGGCAGCAACTAAAGACTTTTCAATTGCGCAATTAAAAGAGATTTATTTACAAGTTAAAGTGCATAATCGTTCAATTTTGGGGGCAATTCAATATATAAATGATCACAAGAAATTTGTTAAAAATAATTTCGCTGTATCTAGGAAATTAGGTATATGAATCGAGTTGCTAAAACTTATTTTTGGTCAGATTTACACCTTGGTTCTTCAAATTTAATTAGATTTGACAAGCGCCCCTTTAATAGTGTTGATCATATGCATCGAGTATTGATTAATAATTATCAATCTATAGTTGCGCCTAAATCAGTTTGTTATTTTATAGGGGATATTGGGAATAAATATGCGGTAAGAGAAATTATACCACAGATGACAAATGGCACTAAGGTATTAATACGCGGCAATCATGACAAAAGGCTGAGTGATAATTTTTTGTATAGCTATGGATTTGATGTTATACTATATAGAGCCGATATTACAATAGCAAAAGAACCAGTGACATTAACACATTGCCCATTTTTGGGGGTATTTAGGGAGGATGTTACTGGGATGAATGGTGCCAAGGAAGGCGATAATTGGCATGGAGAGAGTTGGCATGGGCTGTATTCCTGTAAGGATGATGGTCAATTTTTATTACATGGACATATTCATTCGGGACCACATCGGGGGGATAAAAAAACGATTCAAGATAGGATGTGGGATGTTGGTGTGGCCGCTAATAATTATAGACCAATTAGTATTAGTAAGATTGAAAGTTGGATTACAAAATATAAAAAGGGTGAGTAAATGAATATTATAGCCGATGTTGCCGGAAGATATGACGAATTAATGTTGCTTCTGAACCAAATGCCAAAGTCAGATTTAACTATTTATGTCGGCGATTTAAATGATCGCGGGCCAAAATCTAAACAAGTTATTGAGTATGTTATGTCTGAGCCCAATTCTATATGTTTAAATAGCAATCATGGTGACATGTTTGTTGATTTTTATGAAGGAATTCATCGTTATTATCGAGATGATTTTCTAAGAAACGGGGGCATTACTACATTAAAATCTTACGGTTGTGGATTACAGGATGGGGATTTACAAAAAATCGTAGATGAAGTTCAGGACAATGTGCCCAAAAAACATATTGATTGGCTTAAAAATTTACCATATTATTATGAAAATGATAATGTATTTATATCTCATGCAGCAAAAAATCCTACATTTCCCCTGGATAGCTTATGTGTAAATGATCCCAAATCCATATATTATAATTTATTGTGGAATAGAGGCGAGCCCGGAAAAATAGAAGGTAAGTTACAAATTATGGGACATAACAGTCACTGGGGAATAAAAAAGTTCGGTAATCCCGATAAACCGTGGGCTATCTGTATTGATGGATCAAGAAAAAATAGATTAACAGGATTACATTTAACAGATTTAAGTCTTTATCATCAAGATTATTTAAAAGATTAATTTTTAATCCAAACAAACTTTAAATTACCTAAATCATATACTTTAGTAAATCCATTAATCATCATATTTTCGGTTTCAGTTAATTTACTTAAAAATATTGGAATCATTTTTGGTAATTTAGATTTCATACATTTATACCTACTATATACTATATCACCCTTTTTATACCAATAATTAGGTTTTGTTTTTCCAACACAAGACATCCCTAATATATTATATACATTTCCGTGGCTATATCGCAAATCACAATATGATATTATTGATTTAGGATTTTGCTCTTTTATAAAATGTTTAAATAACTTAGATGCCCCGCCGATTACAACAGTGTACGGTTTCGATGACATTCGGACTATTTCCCATTCATATTGTTTAGTAAATCTGGGTTTACCGAAAGTCATAATCATAACCAGTTCATCATCATAATAAAGACCATAAGCAATAGAAAAATTAGCATGGCCTTGCATATGGGTTTTATTTAAAAATGTTTTAGCTTCAGTTGTCATGACTCTTTTAATTTTACAACGGCGAGCATATATTCTATTTTTTAAAGAATTCTTGGAATCAATAATATCTTTATTTTCGCCCGGTAAAAGCTCATGATATTTTAAATATATTTCTTTATTTTCAATATTAAATTTGGCACCTTTTTTTATATTATCTTTGGCCCATAGAGGTTTTAAATTTGTGTAATGATTCAATCTCGCGGCTTCATCATAATTAGAGGCTAGTGCCATTGGTATTATGTGCTCTAAATGCCAACCATTTGCGGTATTATTATCCCAAGTCATGCCAGGTAGAAATTGTGATTCTAAGTGCCGTTTTAATTCTTCATATGTACAACCGATGTATTGATCTTTTTCCCCCGTTTTCTCCCAATTCTCTTTTCGCATTATATCATATATTCTGCGTTTTACTCTCTTTTTTATTAACCATAATTTATCATTTTTTTCTCTTGTTTTTTTATATTCTTGGGAAGATTTTATACACTTTTTTCGATTATCGTAGTAATATTTTTGAGATTTGTTTTTTAACTTTTCAGAATAATTATCATTTTTTACATATTTTTGACGTAAATTATAATTTCGACACTCAGCGCATATAGAATTAATCCCATCAAATCTTTGTGGATTTTTATGAAAAGCTGAAATATCTTTGATTTTATCACATTGATTGCATTTTTTCTGATTATTTTTCGCTAAAAGTTTTTGTTCTTGTATTCTTGCTGCTGTGGGAGAGAGAACCGATGGGTCTGTTTTTCTAGATTTTTGATATTCACTTGTTTTATTATAATAAAGTTTACTTTGCTCACTTTGGCATATTTTACAAATAGATTTTTTACCATCTTTTGATCTTTTGTATTTATTAAATTCTTCTAATTTTTTATTTTTATTACATTTCGAACAAATTTTCATATTATATATAATATAACACATATTCAGGGGCATGTCAAGCAAAAAAATAGCCCGATATTAAACCGGGCTATTATACTAGATGAATAAATATTAGGAATTAGTTAGAAATTCCTGAAATCAATGTATTCTTTCCGGGTGCATAACAGAACAATGCTTGATCGGTGTAGGATCTAAGCTCATATCCTGCGCTATTTTCTAGCTCACGGAAAAACTCACTTCCTTGTCCAGGTCTTTTGAAGGTGATATCGGTAGAACCGATTCGGAGCCATTCATCAAGACACATAACATAAGAATATCCTTCTTTTACATAAATGGAAGGAACAATTTCAACCTTACCATTTTGAGCAAAGAAAGTGATCTCTTGCGCACCATTTTCTGTAACAGAGGAACGATAAGAACTATCGTACTGTCGTAGAGCAGATTGCTCGGTCAAAAGATCAGCCCAAGAGCGAGGATTAACGAGAACCATAACATCACTGTCAAGGCCTTTTTCAACTGCGCGAGCTACAGCCTCTTGCATTGCTGCAAAAGATAGAGCGCCAGCAGGAGAAATTACATATGAATTACCTTTGAAAAGATCATATGTTCCAGCATTAATTCCGAAAATTGAACCAGTGTTAGTCAAAATTTTGTGAACACCAGCGAAATCATTTCCGTATTGACCTTTGTGCCAGATAATATCTGTAGCAACTACTCCAGCAGGAATAGAATCAACAGTAATTGTTCTAGCAGTCATGTCAACGGAGCTAATACTAGCAAAACCACGAGAAGTGGCACCAGTAGCATCACGAATTTCAATAGGCATGTTGTTAGCACCAGCCCAAATACCGGGCGCCCACTCAGCAGTGGTAATAGTAATAACCGCACCAGATGTGGATGCAACTTTAGCTAAACCTTCTTGGCCATACAACATAACCATTTCAAGTTTTTTAGCCATTGAACGAAGCATGTTTGATACAAGAAACTTCGTGGAATCTTCAAATGCCTTTTGACCACCACCAGCAGCACGAGCCGCAGCAGCATATCCAAGCACAGAGCGAAGAACCATTTGACTACCGCGAACTTGCGCGTCACGGATCAAACCAGAAACGGGTGCCTGAAGATTAAATGCATCATCAGTAGGACCAGCAAAGGTCACGCCGTGTTCGTGGCCGAGAATGACTGGTTGGTGATACAAATTACCAAGTTGTCGATCACGACTAGAGAAACTTATTTTATTTACGAGCTTAACGCCTTCAGGAATAAGGTTTTCGATATTATCTGCATAAACTTCCTTAAAGTTGGCGTTTAGCGTGTCAGAAAAATTATTAGAACTTGAAGCCATTTTTCCTTACCTCCTAATTACGCTTCCAAATATTCAACTTCGATTCTAAAAGTGGGACTTTCGCTCGCCAAATTCAATCCAGTAGCTGCAACTTCTATTGCAATGTTACCGGCTGAAGTTAATTGGCTTGCTCCACTATTAGGGCCAGTTACGACCTCTGAAGTTGAAACAGATGAAACTTCGGTTAATGTTACGCTATAAATCTTAGTTGCTTTATTATCGCCAAGATCTAATAGCAGCCCAAATACTGAATCGCCCGTGCTATTATCAGCAGCAGCCGTCCAGGTCAATGCTTCTACGGCATCAGCAGCCGCAGTTTTGCCTTCTGTTCTCAAAACCATAAGTCCAGGAACATCCTCAGAATGCACCTTACTAGCGGGAGTAGCATTACCTGTAATAGTAAACTCAGCTACCAACCTTTGTTGTCGCAACAAATGGTCTTGATGGGAAGATAGGCTTTTAAATTCAATAGACATTTCTACCTCCAAAGAGTTAATAATAAATAGTTAAATGTATTAACTTGTCACTGCAAATTTATAATTTACCTTTTTTTATCACTAACTCAAGGGTATCATCTGGGCTTTTTACAGTTACCAGGGAGTCAAGAGTAACGGACAAAACGGGGTTATAAACCGCTTCAATAATATTTGTTAAATTAATAAATAAAATAATACAATATATTAAAAACTTCCTAAATTTTTGAAAAAGTCTTTGGCTGACATTTTTTCTTTAGGTTTATTTTCAGCATTTGCATTAGCTTGTTTTAATTCTGATGTACCAGTTGATTGAACTTTTGGTTGAGTCGGAACTTGTTTTGCTCTACTAACCCTTCTTTTACGAAGTTTGTTTAATACATCTTTTCCGACAACAGCCTCGACTAATTCTTCCGGCATAGCAGAGAACATATCTTTAATTTCACTACGAATGTCGTTTTCAACAACGGGGAGGATATCATTGACTGAAATATCATCATATCCGTTATTCATGGCCAAAAGTAGGGCATCTGCAATTCTTTTAACAACATACGGGCTTTTTGGGAGCGTTTGAGCATTATCTAATGCATCTGAAATATCATTTTCTATTTGAACCGCATATTGATCTTGCATACGTTGAATTTCGGCACTACGAGCTTCTTCTTGCTCTTTTTCTCGCTCATTCTTAAGTTTTTCAATTTCTCTTTGAAGATTTTCTCGTTCCAATTGTTCGGGGGATTTTTGCATTTCTTCAATTCGGCGTTGAATATGCTGTTCGGCAAGTGCATCAACGTCAAACCCCATTTGGTCTAAAGCTGATCCGGGATCTTGTTGCAGGGCATGGAAAAATGATTCCATTTCTTTGCGCATTCTTGAGGCTTCTTGCCACTTTTCATCAGCAGAATATCCCATTTGAGCACGTTTAATAAGCTCATCTTCATCATCAATTTCAATTTCTTTTCCACCAACTTTAAGTTTCCACGCTTTTCTTTCGGGCTCTTCAACTAATTCTTCGGTTTCTTCACCTTCGGCGGGGACTTCTTCACCGGAATCTTCGCCATTTAAACCCAGGCTATTTAGTACTTCATCAGCGGGGTTTACTGGCGTTTCTTGAGCTTGTTCGGTTGATTCAGGGGCGATTTGTGATGTTTCGGCTGCTACATCAGACATTTTATTCTCCTTTTCTATCCCATTTAGGGGTAAGTGATAATATATTGAGTTCTTTAATAAAGATTACTCATAAATATTTGTTAAATGGTAAATTTAAGCAAATAATCCTCTCGCTAGAGGAATTTGTTAATAATAAATATAACTAATAATACATTAGTTAATAAACTAAAATATAATACATATTTAGAATATTTTTTTCTACGAATATGTCTTTTTTTATATTTTTTTGGTGCATCTTTATCTAAAAAGTATATTTTAGCCATTATGTTCTCGTATATAGGTCCATATTAATATAAACTGTTACCGTATTAATTACATTTGTATTAGTATAATTAACTCTCATATATAATCCTGCCGCAGGTAATTCAACAGCGGAAATATCTTGCATTGAGATTGGGCCACTATTTGTTGTTGATTGCATATATGCTTTACTAACTGGTGTTCCTAAAATATAATTTACACCATTTCCTAAAACATTATCAATGTCAATTAATTGAATAGTCACATAATCACCTAAATTTATATCACTAGATAAATATACAATCCCCCTAAATAAATAAGAATTGTTTAGTAAATAGTCGTGCGAAGACGTTGTATTTTTAGGTGCAGTAAATGAAAAAGCTTGTATTCCAATATTTAAATTATCTTCAGCTAAAGTTAGTGCTACTTGCTGTATAACTTGTTTATTATTTGTAATTAAAGATTTGTAATTAGTTTCAAAATCAGTTTGATCAGAATTTGCTGGACTTGTTTTTTGTATAATAGTAAATGCACTAAAATTACCATCATTCATAACTAAACGATAATATGTTAATTTATCAAAATAATTTATAGTGCTTTTTCTTAAGACTAATTGATTTTTAAATTCAGACCAAGTTATATGAATCATTCCCAATCACCACTTGTATAAATTATATTTTGAATTTCAGCCTGGGTATATAGAGAATATCCTAAAATTGAAACTTCTAAAGGAATATCATTATATGCAAATTTTAAAATAACCTTTGTTCCATCTAAACTAGTTCGTAAACTAAATGGATTATCTTGTAAAACTTTATCTAAAATAGACTGAGTTAAATCTGTTTTTATTAAAATAGTATAATATATCATGGAACATCTCCATTGATATAATCAGTTATTTCCATATTAATTAATGTTCCATTTATTGAAGCTTTATTATCTACTTCTGTCGGAAAAGAACTGTTAGTATTTAATTTCCACCAAGATAATAAATTGGCAGATGCACTATGAGAATTTAAATCTGCTGGACTACCGGAATTATATAATTCACTAACTTCGGCGGCACTTAATTCTTTATTCCAAACACTAATTTGGTTCATATTTCCTGAAAAATGAAAACCTGTACCTCTAGCTGCAATTGTTAATGGGTCAGTTACTGTCCAGGCATTTAAAGACTGACTAGATGGGGCCGATTCAACTGCGCCATTTATGTACGCTTTAAGCCCATTCATATTTGACCCGCCAGCATAAGTAAAACAGATATGATACCAAGTTCCGGCAGTCATAACGGTGGGGTAGGTATGTGCTCTTAATGTTCCTGAAGCTCTAACTTGAGCATATAATTTACCGGCAGAAGTATGCTGAAAACTATAACCATAAACATTAGCGTCTTGTGCCGTTTTTGCTATAAAACATCTTTGAGATGCAAAATTGTTTGCTTTAAACCAAAAAGACCAACTAAAGGCTGTGGCCGGGCCAAAAGTATAATTATCCCCAACATTAATATATTCATCTACCCCATCAAATAATAAACTAGCTGGATTTGAAAGAACTGGCGTTGGAAAAAGACTTTCTCTATCATCCCAAATTTGATCATATTGGCCATTATTAGCATATTCCGTAGTGACTGTATTACTCTGGGTTAATTGTCTTTGAATTTGCCAACTAGCATTACTTGTTAGTGCTGCGGTATTAAATGATTTTCCTATATATGTTATTTGTGAATTTTTTACTTCAGAAATTATTTTTGCAATTGATTCGTCATTAATATGCTCAATACCTTCTATAATAGATAATTGAGATTGAACTCTACCATTCACACTCCCATCAGCAGTACCGGCAGTACTAGTTCGAAATCTAATAGATTTTAATCCAATAATAGAACCAATTACATCTTGGGTTGTAGAAACTGAACTTGTAAATATTGAACTTTCAAGTGATCTAAATAAAATAGAAAACCAATTGGTTCCATCAAATGTCCCTTCAAAAGTTATAATACCACCAGTTGGCGGAACAACACGACATCCTATATGACTATAGCCAATAGTATTTATATATGTATAACTTGAATTTAAAGTTTGACTAAGTGTACTTGAAAAATCCTCATACTTTTGTGTATTTGTAATAGTGTCTTGTAAATAAGATAAATCTCTAATATCTAAATTCGGAGTAATAATATTTACATCTAAACCATGATCGGCACCAACAGTTGTTCCGGTAAATAAAGTTGTCCCATCACCAATTGCAATAGTGTCCGCTGTTTGATCTAATATAACTTCAACCTGGCCTATTTGGGCTGATATCTGAGCATCAACTCTTATTCTATTTCCCGCAGGATCATAAATACTACGCAGTACTTGCTGACCATCAATTGTTTTTAAATTATTTGCCATACTTCTTCAACTTATCTTTGAGTTTTTTAAATTTAATTGTTTTTCGTTTATTTGATTTAGGATATTGTTCTTTAAAATTTGGTTTTAATGAAGTAAAGGTATTAGCACTATTTGCCATTTGTATTATTCCCCAAATAATTTCTTTTTAAACCTATTGTATTTTTTTACATAATCTGAGTTTTGATAATCTCGTTGTTCAACTTCTTTTGGTTCCAAATTATGCCCATATTTCCAACTATAAGCAGCCTCTTGTTCATTCGGAAATTCAGTTAAAACTTTATCGGCTAATCTTTGCGCAAACTCGCCTTCAACTTGAGGATTTGCCTCGATTTGTTGCTTCATTTTATCAGCAGGAAGTTGACTAATATCAAATGCTTTATTAGATAATGGATAACCCGAATTAGCTGCGCTATGTTCAATTTCTCTAATAGTATTCGGCATTAAACCATATTGTCCCGCAGCAGTTGTTCCGGATTGTATTCCTTGGGTAATTGGCCTATGGTTAAAATTTGTTCCGCCGGATGATTCAATTTGACTAATGATTTTTAAAAAATTATCAACAGCTTTTTGACTTTCATAATCTTCTTTTTCTCTACGTTGTTGATCCATTCGTTGAGCTAAAGCTAATGCTTTTTTTAAATCATTATTAGGCATACTTTATCCTTCGGTTGGCACTTCAGCCGGATTAGTTGGTAGATTTTGAAATGGTGCTGGCGGTTTAGCCGGTTCTGGTAAATTAGCTGGAGCTACATTCGGTGTAGGGGGCATTGCTGTCGGAGCTTGCGGCGGTCCCGATGGCATTTGACTTTGGTTAGGTTGCATTTGTGGCACATTTCCCGGAGCAACTGGTGAGCCGCCTTGTGGCCCTAATGGTTTTTCTCCCATCATTGCTAATATATCTGGATCAGTTGTGCGCAGCAAATCAATGTGTTGTTGAATATGATTAGCAACTCGTTGGACCAAATCGGGGTCTTTCTTTAAATCTGCATCAGATAAAATATATTTATGTTCTTTAATATGCAATGAATGTTGTTCAGTAAATACTGCGGGAATATCTTCACCTTCAATTAATTTTTCATTTTCAGATTTAATTAAAAGCAATTCAGATTGTGGGTTTTCTGTTAAGAAATCTAATTCCCCGGTGTTAATTACATTGAAATATTGTTCGGGTTCTGTTATTACGCCCATTTGAATCATATCTTTGGCCATTTCAACTCGGCCCGCTGTTGTCCTCGCGAGAGCATTCCCCATATCAACAATAACTCTATTAATTTTATTTAAATCTTCGCCAGTAAATTCTTTCATTAATGTTCTATGTTTTTTACCACTAATCATTGCAATTCTGGGGACAGATGCAAATTTTTGCAGCATTTTTATCAGCCCGGTTCCAACATCTTCAATTAATTCAACATAAGATTGCTGTAAACCTGACATATATTGAATTGACATACTTTGTACTAATGCCAAAGCTGTTCCAGTTTTTAAACTTGACTCCGGATTGCCACGAGAAACAGAACTAATACCAGAGATAGTTTCCATTACTCGTTCTAACATTCCTAAATATTCAAAAACTTCTCTAGGAGTTGCTGTTAAATTTAATGCTTCTGGTTTTCCCATTTGAGCATTATACTCAATTAAATTTAGACCACCGACTAAGGTAGACGGGTTAATATCAGTTCCGCGTGGCATTAAAATATTTTGAACACCGAAGGCATTTTGGTTACTTAAAATTGTGCTATACAATGAATTAACTGCATCTTGAATTGGGAGTAAATCAAGCATAGGAGTATAACCATAAGGTGTGCCTAAAATATTTGATGGGGCAATACGATAAATTGGAAGCTCATCATACGGCATTACTGTGTCCATTAAAATAATATCTTTAGCTAGAAATAAAAGATATCGTCCATCGGGCATAGATTCAGTTGATCTATGAAATAATTCATATACCGGAATATCGTCAGTTTCGACATAACCTAAACTATTAAATCTAAAACGATAGTATTCTTCCTTGGTATCCATTTTGATAATTTCATCTTCAAGTTCAGGATATTTTGCTGCTAGATCAAATTTATTTTTAAATGAACGGGTAACAATCCAATCATGAGTATCAGTATCTTCTTTTGTACTATCAACAACAACATCAAATGGTGAAAGATTTGAGAAAACAACATCGCCTTCAAAAATTGGATATCCTTCTTCTACTACATTACCTTGTGCGTCATGTTCGGGCTCAATTGTATCATACAATGGTCCCGCCATGGCATTCCATTCCATTTTAATATAACCAGCACCCAAAACGACAGCATATTCTACCGCAGTTTGAAGATATTTTTCCAGCTTTTTCTCTCGCATATAATAATCGAGTAATCCATTAGCGAGAATTGTTTGGGATTGTGATTTGTAATCAGTATTAACTGCTCTAGCCTCAAATGTTGGTCGCGTTGCTGTAACCATAACCAACATATGTTGTGCTATATTACGAAAATGATTAATCGGCAAATTGGCCAGTTCGCCTTGCTCACCACCAAATGTAATTTTATGCCCATCATTAAATCCGGCATAATATATTCCGTGATATGCTGCCCACATTTCCCGAAGTTTATCTAAATATCCATTAGAATCTAAATTATTAAACCAGTTTCCGGCTTTTTCTAATAATATACCGGCAGTTTCTTCTGGATCTCTATTTGCGAAATATTTGTCACCATGATGATTTGCCATTTACACCTCATAAATATTTGTTAATTCAAACATTTAATGCTTTTTTAAACTTGATCGGGGTTTAAATATATTAATAAATGCCTCATATTCTTTATTTTTCTCGGCATTAGTTTTAATAAATAAATCTTTATTTTCGCCTAAACCATATCCAGGGGGGTATGGATTTTTAGATTCTTGAACATTTCGTATAAAATATGTAATTGCATCGCAATTATGAACGGCAATATCATTAACGGTATAACTATTGTCTTCTTCAACTTCCAGATTATATACTTTTCCCGTATATAAACTCTCACTTTTTGTTAATTTTTTAAAATTCGATGGGTAATTATACTTATTTTTCGAAATTATATCATGTATTAACTTATCTTCAAATATATAAGCTAAATCTTCATTTTTATTAATGTTTGTTATTAGATCTATGGCTTGTTGCTTATCTAAGTGCCAAATATATTGATCTTTTGCCGAAGGAGAAGATTTCCATCTTCCTTCCCGCTTTTGAAATGTAATATTACCCACTAATCCTAATTTTCTAGATAATATATCAACCCCATGTATAATTTCTTTACTAATGCTATTACCGATTATTCCGGTTTTAGAAAAATAACCATCGCCAAATAAATAACCAAGTAACATATACATAGATTGTTCTTTATTCAAATCATATATAAATGGGGGAAAATGTTTTTGGGTACTAGTGCCTAATTTTTTCAACTCTGATCTAAGTTCGGATTGTGTAACACATATAATTCTACCATTATCACTGTCTTTTTTATAATATCGGGCCTTCGTGCTTCGAGGTTTACACTCTCCATTTTTATGTCGGTTAATAGATCGCCTAGATACGCCACGTTTACCTTTTCCATATGTATTATGTACTGCCTTTTCTAATATACCTAAAACATTTTTTTCTCTTTTATGACCGGCAAAAGATATTTGGTGCCCATTCCCACCAACAGATCCTTCGGCAACATAATATCCGTATAAAAAACATAATTCTTTTGTAATATTAATATTTCCTTCTTCAATAAAAGGAATATAAGCTTTATGATTTTCAAAATTTAATTCAGCAGCGGGACTCCAGTTAGTGCCAGTAATTATTTTTTGACCAGTAAAACCTTCTTTTCTATTTTTTTCAACATTGCCAACATATAACCGATGATTAGGTGTACATTGCATCAACTCTCTTCCCGGAACTTTTATGTCACAAATTTCCCCAGAATAATCTCTATTCATAGTATTTGTAACTTTTTTAAATCTACCTTGGTGAGTTAATACTTGATCTCCGATAACAATATCTTCTATTTTTTTATACCCAGCATTGGTTAAAACTTTTTGGCCAGGCAAAAAACAGGCATCGTAATGTCCTGAAGGAATAAAAATTGTATTATTTTCTTCATCATATAAAGTTACAGCGGGAGATTTAACATATTTCTTTCGATTTTTATCCCATGTAGCATTTTTTAAATGATGTATTAAAACTTTGCATCTGGGGTGTATTATAATTTTTTCTGATGCAATCCTCATCCTGAGATTGTTTAATGCAGCGTCTTTATTATCTTTTGCTGTAGGAATAAATAATAAATTATGTTTATAATTTAAATCATTCAATAAAATTAAGTTATTATTATCAGATACTCTTAAATATGGCTCTTTATATTCTCCCGATGCCGGGTTAGAATATACTTTCTGTTCTTTTTTCTTAATTTCCTTAGCTAATACATCTGTACGTAATGCTTGACCTTTAATATAAAATTCATCCTCAATAACGGTAACGGCATTTTTAAAATCATAATATCCAAACAAAACCACTGTTAAATCATCAAATCCTATGTCCATTGACACATAGGCGTCATAAAATGGGGGTCTTGGCCAGGCTTTTATACATTTTTCTTGAATAGCTGTTGTAAATTCGGGAATTACGGCTTTTTCAGAGTCAATAATAATTTCACAAAGGTATTCTCGGCGGAAATCATCATCTTTTTCTTTTAAAGGGTAACGATTAATGATTTTTTGTCTTTTTTCGGGAGTCATCATGGGATTATCAAATAACGTGTACTTAATTAACTCCCCCGTCAACTCGTTTGGTTGAACAAACTCCGTTATAAATTCATGATCGGGCTTAGGTGATGGTGTAGAAGCTAAAATGCCCCGACCGCCGGTAGTATCCGCCGTTGGAGCAAGGACAGAATTAACAATATCCTTCAATTCATCGCAAAAACCTGCCTCATCGACAATCCATAGATCGGATTTACCTCCGCGAAGTGATTGGTAGTGGCCATTATCTGTTCCTGCTATCTGAATTTGACTTCCATTAGGAAAAAGGTACATTTTGGCATTAGTTTTATATTCTGGGCGCAATTCCGGGGGGCAATCTTTAAAAATATCTTGCATAATCGGTTTAATAATCTTTTGCACCATGTCTTGCTTAGGACAAACATATTTAACAATAGAATCTGGTTTTTTGAGACACTGTTCAACAGATAATACACATAATAAATAACTTTTGCCCAATCTTCGGGCACAAGTAATAACCGTTATTTCTTTATTGAAATCATTAATAGAGTTATACATGCGTTTTTGAACTTCATGTAATTTCCAATGAATAACCCCTCGTCGCCAAAGAGTAAATAATGCCTCTTTAGGTGTTGGTTTTTTTATTTCCATTAGCAGATCCCGCAATTTGAATTAATTCGGTTTCACTTAGATTTTTATATTGAGTATTATCTAGATTAATAGTGCTTTGTTCTCTTGATAATCGTTTATTTTTAACTAAAAGATCATATTGGCGGGTTTCTTCTAAAGTCAATTTACGATTTCGAGCATCTTGTCGGAGTTTTTCTAATTGCAATTCTGCAATTTCTTCTTCGGGGGCAATCTCAATACTAATTATTTTTTGTTCTTTTTTATTTTCAATTAGAACTGGGACATTTTGTTCGACAAGAGATTTTAAATGAACGATTTCTTCATCTTTTTTTCTTGCATTACGAATTAATTTATCAATTGTCTTAAAAGCTGCCTTATTTTCTCGTTTTAAACGGGCCAATTCAGTTTGTAACTCAGCAACTTCCTTCAACTCTGTTATATTTTTAACATTTTTATTCATTTTTTAATTACCATTTTAAAGTTCGGGGTTTTATATTATTTTCCATTTGCGTATCCCGAATTCTTTTTTGAATTTCATTAATTTGCGCTTGCACTTCAGCATTAATTTGAATTGGTTCGGGCTTTTTGGATTTTAAATAAAGAGTATATCCATAGAGAGCCGAAGCTGCAATAAAAATAAAAGCATCAGCTAAGACTGCCCCGCGATAAATTGCGTGAAATGTATAAGAGAGAAGAATGAAAAGCGCAAAATTCATGCCAAATACGGCATTTTTAAACAAAATAGATAAATTTTTCAATTTTTCCACACGACAATCCTTTTTTTGGGTATGTTATATTAAGTTAATATATGCATCGCAGCGTGATAGCTGGTTTATTCTTACTTCCCCGTTGGGCCAAGCCCGTTGCTGTGGAGGCAAAATAATAACTCTATTCATAAATATTTGTTAAAAGGTAATTTTGGGCAAAAAAAGCTTGACAAATAAAATAATATGTATTATATTAATTACAACACATAAGGAGCAAAATGCATAATTTAAAACTATACCCATATAAAATGGCCAGCGAATCTGGAAAAGACTTATCCCGACTACTTGGTATTAAACGGGTAAAACCAAATGGGAATTATGTGCCGAAAAGGGGCCATACTGTTGTAAATTGGGGAAATAGTCGATTTCCCGATTGGCTTGAACTAGCAAATAGACGAAACGTAACTATCCTAAATGATGTTGGTGCTGTAGGAAATGCTACCAATAAACTTACCACTTTGAGAATTTTAAATGAAGCAAGGGTAAATATTCCACGGTTTACAGTAGATAAGCAAAGTGCTATGATCTGGTTAGAAGATTGCAATACCGTTATAGAACGACACAAATTGACCGGAAATAGCGCAGAAGGCATTCGGGTTGTAAATATAGATGATCCTGATATGCCTAGCGAATTAAATGATGCCCCACTTTATACTAAATTTATTCCTAAATCTAATGAATTCCGTGTTCATGTTTTTCGTGGAGAAATTATTGATTACCGCGAAAAAAAGAAACGAAAATTAGAAAATCGCCCAGAGAATTTTAATAAATATATTTCTTCTCATACTATGGGCTGGGTTTTTTGTAAAAATAATATTAAACATATTGATAGTGTCAAAGAAGAGGCAATTAAAGCGGTTAATGCTTTGGGCCTTGATTTCGCTGCGGTTGATGTTATTTTTTATGAAGGCACCCCATATGTATTAGAGGCAAATACTGCGCCCGGAATTATGGGTACAACTCTAGCAATATATGCTAATACTTTTCGAAATTTTATGGGCCTACCCAGTATTGAAATTATAAATGATAATAATGTAACTTCCGAAGCTGTCGTCGAGACATTAGACTCCGGTTTAGTTACCTTAACACTCGATTATACTACGGCAAGAAAACTGAAGGCATTACTTGCTGATGTATAGATTAATACTCCTATTAGTTGTTTGCTGCCCCGGAAAAGGAATTCTGGGGTAGTAATTTAACTGATATAAAAAGGATTTAAAAAATGATTAGTATAATAATAGCATTATCAATAATTACAATAATCTCTTTATTAATTACTCAATTAGTAATGAGTGTAAATGATTTATATGATAAAATATATGAATTAGAATATTATATTAATGATTTGGAGGCTTTTATATGTGGCGAATGATATTAATTTGTTTATTTTGTATTGGCTGCGGAAGTTTAAATTCAAAAAATACAAGTTATCATATTTGGCAGCTTAAAAAATATAATCGGCAAATGACATCTATTGAAAAGGTAACATTTAGTGGGTGCAGTTCAACTGTAATTGATATTAAAAGAGGGCCAATCCACTATATAGTTGTTATATGTAAAAATTCAATTAAATTTATTCCGGGAATAGGGCGATAATGATTTTATTATCAACAAGTGACTATTTCCACCAAATCGGAAGGATTTCAATACCCATGGATGGGTTTTTATTTTGGTATATTATAATTGGTATTATATTATTAATAATCATAAGGAGTTAATATGGATAATGTTGTATTGTTGGGAAGTTTAGTTGCAGTTTTTAGCGCAGTTGCTGGATTTTTATTCCGAGGTTTATTTGGGTCAAAAGGAAAATTAAATAAAGAATTAATCAATGCTGTAGCTTCGGGAAGAGAGGTAATGATTTTAATTGATCGAGAGGGAGTCGCATATAAAAAAGAAAATAATAAACTCAATACTTATCGTATTGTATTAGGTGAAGAAGAAAATGTCAATAATTAATATGGTATGGTTATTCTGTGCAATTTTTAATATAGTGGATTTTGTTTCTTTTTTGTTGACAAATATCTCTAAACATAGTAAAGTAAATTATGGATGGGCGTTATTTTTTTCAATTTTTGCATTATTATTAGGCCCAGTTTGGACACTTGGTGTCATTTACTATAAAGGAGTAATACAATGAAAACAATTGACAATGTGATAGAAGAAATAATGGCCAATTCTGATAAAAAAGAATTTAAACTTGATATTACGGGATTAAATCCTGTAGATCGGGCAACTATTATTGATGGTTTGGAATGTGAAGGTTTTTTGGTAGACACATATCACGGTAGTGATTATTTGGAGGTTCATAAATAATGGATGGATTTTATACATACCCTAATAGAACAATATGTGACGTATTAGAAGAAATGCGAAAATTAAATAAAACTCGAAATTATTCTGCTTTAGCTGGATTAATTGAAGAAATTCAATCTATGGCAAATAAGATGGAAGCCGCGTTAGGTGATAAAAAAGATGTAAAACTGTGGACTAAAAAACGTGCAAGTCTTAAGGAAGAAATTAAAAAATTAATTAAAATAAAAGAAGGACTAGATGAAAATAATAATTCTGACAATCGGACTGATGACAATTAGTTTTGCAAGTTTTTATCTTGGGGCTAATCATGGTTATACCATAGGTTATAAAACAGCAATTGCGAATAAAACTGTTGTAGGAATAAAAAATGGAAAAGTTGAGTGTCATTATATTAAATAGTTTGGTTGTTTTAAATGTGTGTGTTCCACCAAAAATTATTAACACAACAAATGTTTGGAATAATTTCGATACAAGACAATTAAAATTTTCATTAACTAGGTGCCCATCATTATATAAGGATGCCCCTTGTCTTAAATTATTTTGGAAATATGAAGAAAACAGCTATAGAGCTATATGCGGGAGAAATGAGAAATGAAATTTTTTACTATAAAACGGGGGGAAAATCGGTATGAAGGAATGTTTATCGCCCCTAATGAAATTGTGGCGCGAGAGATTGCCCGAAAAAATGGGTTTAAAATTGATGATGATACTGTATTCGAAGATGTGTCAGTTGAAAGAACCGAAGCTGAGAAAAAAAATAGCCCAATTCTAGGGGGAAGTAAATGAATTTATTAAATTTTAAAGCAAAAAATTGCGAATATTGTGGTGCTGTCTTAAATGGAAATAACCAATTAGAATTAGACAATCATTATACTTCTTGTAAAAAACGAAAAGAAAAAATTGATAAACTTATGAAAAAAAATAAAGATATTTTAGAAAAATTAGCAGATGGTTTAGATAATACATATGTTCGTCATTTAGAAGATGAATTATTACAATTAAAAGAAAAAATAAAAGAATTAACAAAAGAACGAGATGCTGCTCGGCAAATCGCATATGAAGCAAAACACGGAGTATTTGAAAAACCATAAGGAAATGTTATGAATATAAATGAATTAGCAAATAAATGTTATGGAGATGCAAAATCTTTGGGTTGGTATGATGACAATAAAACTAAATCCGATGTAGAATCGTTAATGCTGACGGTCTCTGAACTATCTGAAGCAGTTGAAGAACTTCGTAAACCTGAAACACAAATTGAGTATGAAGGTAAAAATGGTAAACCGGAGGGTTATGGTGTTGAACTTGCTGATGCCATAATTAGATTACTAGATTTAGCTGCCTTTCGGGGAATTGATATTGGCGGAATAATTGAACGGAAATTGGCTTATAATCTAAAACGCGGCTACCGTCATGGGAATAAAAAATATTAATGGAACTTGTATTTTTAAGTGATACTCATTATTGCCATAAAGAATTTGATGTTGGTCAAGGTGATGTATTAATTCATTCTGGGGATGCGGAAATTAACAGTAAAGATGCTTGTGTTAGTTTCGCCCAGTGGATGGATCAACAGAAATTTAAATATAAAATATTTGTTCCCGGAAATCATGATAGTTATTTAGCCGATAAAACACAAGAGGCTATTTCAATATTTCATGATTATGGAATTAATGTTTTAATTGATGATGGAATTAAAATTAATGACTATTTATTTTGGGGAACACCGTATGTGCCACAATTTGGTCGCTGGGATTTTATGAAAAAAGAAAGTGAACTTCTAGCTCACTACAAACAAATCCCACCAGAAGTAGATGTATTAATTACTCATGGCCCTCCGAAATATATCTTAGATCAGAATCATCGAGGTGATTGGTGTGGAAGTGAATTTTTATCACAATTAGTTATGCAAAAAAAACCAATTGTCCATGCTTTTGGCCATATACACGATAGTTATGGTTATAAAAGTTTTCATGATATTTTATTTATTAATTCGGCAGTAGCGCCAACATTTGATATGGGACCTAATGAGCCAATCAGAGTTATCTTAGAATATAAAAAAGTAGTTGATATTATTTCTTAAGAAGTTTTTTCGGAACTATAACTTTTTTTTGTCCATAACCAAAACGATTTGCAATTCCAGGAAATTGATCATATAAATTTTGAGTTTCTTCTTGACCAAAGATGTTATTGAGATTAGTTTCTACTTTAGATTCCGGCAATCCTGCTCTATATTGATTTATAACATTAGCTTTTATCGGACCTTCCTCTAAACCAGTTTGAATTACTTTACCATAATCTTTCGGGCCTTCTTCTAAGCCCTTTCTAATAACTTTCCCTAAAGCGGGTTCTTCTTCCAAACCAGTCCTAATAACTTTTCCCAAGGCCGGGGTTTCTTCTAAACCAGTTTGAATTAATTTGCCAAATTTTCCGCCCTGTTTAATAAATGGGGCGACAGCAGCTAGAGCTTTAACACCTTTACCAACTTCAGCTAATTTACCTAAAGGAGTTGGATCAAATACATCGGCACTTGTGGCAATGGCAGTTTTAATATATGGATTTTCTAAACCAGTTCGTTCTGCTATATCATAACCTGTGGGGGCTTCACTCGAAGGTCTCGTAAGTTGATGAGCAAATGCTCGACCTGCGGCTAAAGGATCACTAGGGTTAAAGTCTTGTGCCGCATAAATGCCGCTACGAGATGCCGCCCCCATTCGATCAAGATAATCTAGGATTTTATCTCCTACCCCTTGATTTTGGGATAATTGTTGTAGGGCTTTTTTCTTAGCATCTTTAGGATCAGCCATTATTTTGCGCCTTTCATCTTTTTTCTTAATTTAGCAAATCTTTTAGATTTTTTTTCTGGCAGACTTTTCGGAGATTGACCTTTGACATACTCTGCTGCTTTTTTTCTTGATAGGCCGGGGGCTTTAATACTTCCGTGGGCCACTCCCTGCATAAAACGAAATTGGGCTTTGGATTTAGCTGGCATTATTTCTTTTTACCTTTGGCTGCTATTTTTTGGAATTTCTTTTTTCCATATTTTTTACGACCAATGGAAGCGGCAAGAGCTTCGGGGTGTTCTATGCCTTTTTGGCGTGATAATTGTTTTTTCAAATTAGAAAATCTTTTTCCGGAACCAAGTTTGGGTTTACGCGACATAATACAATTCCTCCATTCATAAATATTTGTTAATATATATAAAGAAACTATATTTTAAAATGTTTGTTTTTTTACTCGGCCAAATAATTCGTCATTATAATAATCTCGATGGCGCTCATATTCAGAACCATTGATGTGATAAACCTCCATAATTGACGCTGGTCCGGTATGATTACGATTTAGGTCACAATGGCCCAATTCATGAAATATTAATGTCTGTTTATCATTATCAGTAGTATTAAACCAGAATTCGGGATCAATTTGAATATATCTCTCGCCATTATCATAAATAGTACATAGACCTATAGTATGGCCCGGTAGTGTACTGAATAGCATAGAAATCTGTTTATTAATATATCCATGCTTTAATTTTTGATAATTAACTATGTATTTATTAAATGCCGGATCAATATTTGTATTATTTATTGAAGTAAATCCGGCGGTACAACCAATTAATATAAAAAATAATATATTTAGGATTTTTTTCATTTTAGCCCCTTCTATTAAAAATGTACCACAATATTTTTATATTGTCAAGTATTTTTCTTGACAGATTATTTTATATGTGTTAATGTTAATAACATAAAAGGAGATATTATGCTAACAGTTTATATATTATGTTCCTTTCTATCTAGTGATATGGTCACATTAAATAATGTCAACCTTGTTGCCAAAGAAGATTCAACCTATAAAATAGTTACCCCCGAAAAGGTGTATTATTTTCCAATAAACTCCTGCGCAATAAGTTTTAAGAGGAAATATGAAAAAAGGTGATAAAGTAAGACATACCGTCAGTGGAAAAACTGGAATTATTATTAAAGTGGAGGCTAACCCATATATTATTATGGGCTCCCCACAATCTAGCTTATATACTGTCGAATTTCAGGATAAATCAACTTTAGTCTGTTCTGCCGGGGACATATGGCCAGAAGATAATGGGGTGCTCCCGAAATCCGGAGATAATACACCCAAAGCCGGGGCTAATACAATTAAGAAAAAAACATGCAGTTGCGGGGTAAGCTCAGCCAGAGCCGGGGGCAGACATAGCGATTGGTGCGATTTATTTTAACGGAGCCAACCACGTTTTTCGATTTAGCGATCACGCTTTATGGCACTTAATACATGATTAATGTGTTTTTTTAGGATATTTTTTTCATTTTTCTTTAAACATATCAATAATTAATAAAAAATTGTGCCCACATAGACCCAACCATAATAATCAAAAATATGATCAATGATAAAAAGCCTAAATCTACGATTTTATTTAAGAATATGTGTAAAAATCCGTAAATTATTGGCAAAATAAAAATGAATATTAAAACTATAAATACTACCATGTATAAAGTATATAATACTTCGATTAATTTGTCAAGATTTATTATTTTGTGTGCTCCCGAAAGCATAATTGACCCACATATTGTGTCAATTACCCCCGATTCGCCCATATTTGGCCTGTACCAGGTTTTTAGTAGGTAAGACGGGTACTTATGTGCCTTTACTATTTTTATTCAATCTAGGGCATTCTAAGCCCTCGAACATGTATTAACTTAAAAATCTATTTTAAATTTTTTTCAGGATTTTATTTTATCTTAATGTTTTCAACATTATAGCCCCGATGTATTAAGTTTATTTTCCCCTATACGCGCTCTGAGATACTCAACGTAAACATCGAGTTCAAAGTAACCCTACCCCCCCCTGGCACAACAATTGCAATTACAAAATCCATACCAAAAAACAATCCTAAAATGAGACATAAAAAAGTTGGCATGAAAATTGCTAATGCAAAGTCTGGGCCGGGAACTGGTGAGAATGTTGGTTGAGAATTTTGGCACGAAAATTGAATGCAATCTACTTCAAAACTATACTGTCCACAAAAAATAATATTAAAGTTTATATACATTGCGCCGATATATATGATATATTAAGTAAATCGGGAGAGATAATATGATCAAATATATAAATCAAATAATATTGAATGAGAGTCAAAAAATAAAATATATTGTCAAAGATGATGCACCAAATACATTTGAGAGCCTTGTAAACACTCCTAGCTTAGTTGTATGGTCGGGAGAGAGCCACAACACAATATTTCAAGATAAAACCGTCAATTGGGCATTTCGTGCGTTACATGATACGGTACATCTTGCAACTAGGATAGGGTTTGCTCCTGAAGAAGAAGTTAGACTGGCTAAAATTCAGGCAAATAAATACTCAAAAAATTGCCAACAACTAATTGCAGACTTAATATATATTGAAGTTGCGGAACAAGCCAAATATTATAAACAATTTAATCAATTTCTAGGTGACAAACAAATACAATTCACTATGAAACATTTAAATAAATTAGGCTATGTATTTAATTAAACCGGGAGAAAAAACATGAAAATAATACTTGCGCTTAATACAGATCATCCAAGCGAAGAGGCTATAATTAAGTCACTAGACTTACCATATCAAAAACTAATTGGTTGTTACAAGGGTCAATGTGAAGATAGCTATATGGTTGAATACAAAAATCTATGTGATTTATATAAAATTGTGGCTTTGGCTCAAAAACATAACCAAGAATCAATCCTAAGTATTGGTGATGATCTTAGTTGTATCCTGAAATACATCAAATTGACTCAGGATGATGTTTCATTGGGAACATGGACTCAAGTACCCAAAGCTGAAGCATTCAACTGTGACGCTTGGAGCTTGATTGACGGTCAATATTATATTTGTAAATAAAATAATCATAAGTTATGGATTGAATTTCATGAGTCAAATGAAGCCAAATGTTTAAGTAATATGTTAGATAATTTATCTAATAAAGATGAAGAAAAATTGAAAAATTATTTATTTTAATCAATGATTGAAAATCGGGAGATAAATAATGTATAAACTAATTGCTTTAAATGATGGAACATGGGAGATTAAATTCTATTACAGCAATGGCATTCCTTGGAATAAATCATTTGTCAAGGCGACGCCAACGGATTGTTTAAGTATTGCTGCGGGTTTAGGCATTCATTTAGAACCCCAGCACAAAATATTATTAACGCTTGTTTAATTGTATTAAATATGTAATAATCGAATAATATTAAACCGGGAGAAAAATAATGTCAGCAAAAATAATAGGCTTTAAAACAAAAAGATTGATTGAAAACCAAACCGAGTTAAATACTGAATTGTCTCTATGGGAGAAACAAAAACCAAAAAAGAGACGTCGTGTTAAATTATCATCTTTAACTTCCGGAGGTGTAAAGTGAAAACGGAGCTTAAGTTAAATAAAAACATAAAATTGAGTAAAACCCAATTGCATTATTACAATAAATTGTCGAGTAAAGACAAACAAAAATATCTATTGTCAAAATTGGGAGTGAAATTTGGTGTTCCTATGAAGGTTGATAAACTTCATAATTATAAAATTGATAAATTATGTCAAAAAGGGAGAAATAGCATATTGCGTCAATTTCGGGAGATAACTAATTGTTCCAGTTGTGCGGAGCACAAACCAATAAATGGACTTAAAGGTTCATTCTGGGTGGGAGTGGAAATTGAATGCAATATACCTGATTATATTGGGGAATGCACTGAATGTGGTGGAACTAGTGAGGTAACATGTTATGATTGTGGCGGTAATGGTTGTGAAGAATGTGGTGGTTATGGTGAAATTAATTGTCTCGAATGTGATAGCGGGAGCATGGGTTTTAATTATTTAAGAGACAAAATTAAACAAGCCGGGATTAGACGAGCTTCAGTGCGTCGAGATGCGTCTCTATGCTCAGTTTGTGGTGGGGTGGAGATTACCCTTCTCTTTAATGCTGCGCGTAGCTATGAGCCTCTCAGGCGCTTGTGCGACCTTTTGGGTGACCTAGATGCTGAAATTGATTCTGATTGCGGTTTACATGTTCATTTAGATATGAAAGATAGGACAAAAAGACAAGTTATGTATATGAGTAAAAAAATAGAAAAATACATTATTCCTCTGTCTCTTATGGTCCCTGCGTCAAGACGAGATAATAGATATTGTAGATTAAAAGCCGGAGATATTGATAAACATAATGATAGATATAACGCAATTAATACTGACTCGTGGAGAAAACATAAAACAATTGAGATTAGACTGCATTCCGGGAGCACTAATTTTAAGAAAATTAAGAATTGGATTGAATTATTGCGAAAAATTGTTAATAAACCCGGTCCTAAGGTTAAATTAAACGAAACTAATGAAATGATCCGACATTTGGGCATTAAATACCCATTGGCAAGATATATTAAACAGCGGGAGAAAAAACATGTGTAAAATATTAACATTTACAAACGGCGCTAAGCTTAATACGAGTGATATACAAAAAATCGGTCAAGAAATGTTATACCTTGACCCAGACGGTTTTGGTTATGCAATTAAAGGAACTAAAGGCATATTCGGTGAGAAATATATCGGTTCTAAATTCACGGTCAGTATTACCAATACTAAGCCTCTCCCTAAAATGCTATTAGAGCCTTTAAGAGAAACATTCGGCGAATACTCCAAGATTGATGGCCCCGCGTTGTTCCATGGCCGGACTTCGACTAATTGTCTTAATCTTAATAATACTCATCCTATACAAAAAAATAATTGGAATTTAATACATAATGGTGTCGTAACCGATCATGGTCCTAAATATAAAATGATTACAACTAATGACTCGGAACATGTATTAGAACATTTGATAAACGGTGGCATTAAAGAGGTCTCCGAACATCTCAGCGGGTATTATGCATTTACAGCCATTGACCCTAACGGATTACTCCACATTTGTCGTGACGATGTTGCTAAACTCTTCTCCACTTGGTCCCCATCTCACGAAACATATATATTTAGTACCACTCCCGATTTGCTGACTAATATAGCTAAATTGTGTAATATTACAATTGACTCAATAGAATTAGTAAAATCAGAAACTTATTCAACCTGGAATAATAATGAATTGATTAATGCCGAGACTTTTAACTCTCGTGGGTTTACATCACATGAACAAAAACATTCTAAACGCTCATTGGGGTATGATCTCCCGAATTCCGGGGATAATATAGTCGATGTTACAGATACGGGTGATAATTATAACTATGATGATTATAATGACGATTATTATAATGAACTGGACTATTTAGACGATGAATATAAAATCTACGACGATCATGGCTCCCGAATGACGGTCTCCGAATTTTATCAATTAGATGATATTAATCAATTATTATGTACTATTGTGCGTCCTGATGGTACGGAGATTAATTTAACTAAATACGAAAAATATTATGCGGGGTGATTTATGGACCACATTATAATTGCATTTACTATATGTTTATTATTATATAAATACTTTGGTTTATCATTATTAGGTTGTTTTTTTATATTAATGTTTCTAGGTATAGGTAAAGAATTTACTGATACTTATGTTTCATATGTTGATTTATTATGCAATACAATCGGTTTTATGTTATTTTATGTTTTTACTGAACATTAAATCCTAAAATGACGTATAAAACGATTTATAACATACTTCTCCCTTTAATATCCCGGTCTTATATGATCGGGGTATTTTTAACTCTAGAGGTAATTTCTCCCGAAACTCGTATTGAGGCAAGTCACTCAAAAATTGTGGTAATTTTTTTCGTTTATATTTTTTTCTTGTTGATTCGTCCCGGCTATCGCTGCTCCCGCTTTTGGCTCCGCAGCGGCCTGACTTATTATTTTGAATTAGCTTTTGGTTTACATTTAATAAAGCTGTCGCTATACCTTATATATATAAAAGGGATGTTTGGATCGCCCCGGTGGCACCTATTTAAGGCTCCTGAGTTTCTTTCTACCCCGTTTGCCCCCACTTATGTATTAGGCTGGTCGACGAATAAGCTTTACAGCACTTATTTGCATGCCTGTCTTTAACTCCGATCTTTTAAGACTTCTAGAGTAGGTAGGCTTACCCCTTACATGGTCTTTACAGTAATATTTGTTAATCAACAACACTACTATACACATATACTATAGCATAGTGGGTTTAGGATGTCAAGAATTATTTTTAATATAATAAAGTTGTATTAAAATAAAAGATGTATTATATTATGTATAAAGGAGTGATAAATGAAACGAGTCTTAAAACGCTTTAAAAGCCTTATAGGATGTGTTGATAGTTATGTGTGTGAAACACTAGCCCCGGATGGTAAAAAGGCCGTGTGCAGCCAATGTGGCCTTGTGACGAATAGTTGTGACTCACTTCCATTTTTTCAAAAAAGAGTAGACAAACCCACCGACATATATTATTGTGGTTGTCGTGGTTGGAACTAAAAACGGGAGAATATAATATGAAATACATAATACATGATGTGATATTAATAATTTTGATTATTATTATTACGGCAATTGGTAATAATTTAATATATGCGGCACAGACTAAAAGGTGTAGCCCCGAAATTACACAACTAGAAAGAACAAGACAAATTAAACAAATTGTGGTAAAATTAGATGAGGCAATTAAAAGAGCCAAACTAGACCAGAAAAAAAGAGAAATTGAGTTAAAATTGAGGTAAATAAAATATGAAAATTTGTAATGGTAATTTAACCATAAATAAAGACAATGTTAATGATTTTAAAAACCTTGAAGTTGTAATAGGACGTATAAAATTTGAAAATAAAGTTAAATTTAATGCACCTAAATTAAAAATTGTTGGCTCTTGGATTTTTATGAATGAAGGTATGGAGTTTAATGCGCCAAAATTACAAATTATTATGGGAGCTATTAAGATGGTTAATAATGCCAAGTTTAATGCACCGAAATTAGAAATAGTCTGTGACTATGTTGGTTTATATAATGGCGCTAAATTAATAGCCCCAAAATTAAAAATAAAGGCAGGTAAATAATGAAATATCTATTAATTGTATTATCTTTTAGTTTGCTTTATTGTGGCAAATCTCTTCACTACGGGCCGGTATGCCATAGTGAGCTAAGACCAGGGGCATTAGACACAGTGCCAACATTGGGCCGTTATGGAGCAATGAGCACCTATCCACTATACTCCTGTGTTAATTCCCCGGACAATGTTGTTGTGGAGCGAGATGCGAGGGTTATATACTCAGTTTATATACCCAGGGGTCGGAAGCATCGTAAAATATCGTATTCGGCTTATGGCGAATTAACTAATGACGTGGGTAAACAAATGGAAGTGGATTGGTATTTTGTTTTATCTGATAGCCCGACTAATGTATTAGGCACAGAGATTACAAGACGAAAGGGATATAATATTAGCCCCGAAATGCACCATGGGATTGTTGGAGAGTCGGGGGTATATGTATTCCCTAAAGAGTTTCATGGTTATTTAAATTTTGTTGTATATTCTGCAAGTGGCGAGTTAAATTATTTTAACGAGATGGTGAAAGTTGAAACCTATGGTCAAATGTCAGTAGTTAATTTACACTAAGGGAATATAATATGAAAGGATATAAAGCATTTAATAAAGATTTAACTTGTCGAAAGTTTCAGTTTGAAATTGGCAAAACTTATGAGCATTCGGGAGAATTAAGTTTATGTAACTCGGGTTTTCATTTTTGCACCAAATTGGCAGATTGTTTTAGTTATTATATTTTTAGTGATAAACCTATTATTTGCGAAGTTGAAATATTGGGTAAAGTATTAACAGATAGTCAACGAGACTCTAAAGCCTGTACTGATAAAATAAAAATTATTAGAAAATTATCATGGGATGAAGTTTTAAATTTAAGCAATTCGGGCTATAATAATTCGGGCTATAATAATTCGGGCAATTATAATTCGGGCAATTATAATTCGGGCGATTATAATTCTGGTCATTATAATTCGGGCTATCGTAATTCGGGTCATTATAATTCGGGCAATCGTAATTCGGGCAATTATAATTCGGGCGATTATAATTCTGGTCATTATAATTCGGGCTATCGTAATTCGGGCAATTATAATTCGGGCGATTATAATTCGGGCGATTATAATTCGGGCTATCGTAATTCGGGCAATTATAATTCGGGCTATCGTAATTCGGGCGATTATAATTCGGGCGATTATAATTCGGGCGATTATAATTCGGGCTATCGTAATTCGGGCAATTATAATTCGGGCGATTATAATTCGGGCTATCGTAATTCGGGCAATTATAATTCGGGCAATTATAATTCGGGCAATTATAATTCGGGCAATTGTAATTCGGGTTTTTTTAACACTAACAATCCTAAACTTAGATTATTTAATAAAGAAACAAATTATGAATCTAGTAATGAGATATATAATAAATTACAAAAATTACAAAAATATAGTAAACCCATTTTAATATGGGTTTCAGAAAATAAAATGACTGATCAAGAAAAAAAAGACAATCCTAAATATGAAACAACTAAAGGATATTTAAAATATACTGGCAAACAAAAATGGGATAAATTAAGTAAAGAGGATGAGGATTGGCTTACATCATTGCCCGAATTTGACTCTGATATATTTTTTGAATTAACAGGACTAAAACTGGAGAAAAAATAATGACATGGATTATGTTAGCACTTTGTTTACATGGTAGTCCCATGATTGTCAATTTCGGGAGTGATAAAAATAAATGTGAGGTTGTTGCTAACGAATTTATAAGGTCAGGCATGAAATGTGATTTTAAATGTTTGAGAATAAAATAAAAGAGGAGATTAAATAATGATTGAAAAATTAACAGATAAACAAGAAAAATTAGTTTCGGTTTATAGAGATAAATGGCTGGAAATCGGGAGATCAGTTAAACCTATAGATAAAGAAAAAACCACAAAGTCAATTAATTGGCTATATAAATTTGGGAAACGTAGTGAAACCCCTTATATGTGGTTTTGTGATAGCCCATTACAAATGCAATTAATAATTAATTTATTGCGAGATGAAGATTTTAAAAAAGTATTGGTGGAAAATCTTAGGTCTAATCTAGGGTCTAATCTTAGGTCTAATCTTAGGTTTAATCTAGGGTCTAATTTAGAGTCTAATCTTAGGTCTAATCTAGGGTCTAATCTAGGGTCTAATCTTAGGTCTAATCTAGGGTCTAATCTTAGGTCTAATCTAGGGTCTAATTTAGAGTCTAATCTTTGGTCTAATCTAGGGTCTAATCTTTGGTCTAATCTAGGGTCTAATCTTTGGTCTAATCTTAGGTCTAATCTTAGGTCTAATCTTAGGTCTAATCTAGGGTCTAATCTTAGGTCTAATCTAGGGTCTAATCTTAGGTCTAATCTTTGGTCTAATCTAGGGTCTAATCTTTGGTCTAATCTAGGGTCTAATTTAGAGTCTAATCTTTGGTCTAATCTTAGGTCTAAAAATTTAAAATTTGAACATTTTTTTAGTCCCAATATTGAATCGTATTGGGTCGGATATTATGATTATATTTTACATGAATTATTTCCGGAAAAAATAAATGAATTTGAAGAATTTAGTAAAAATTGTATAAATTTTTATAAAAATACATATTTAATTGTCCCATTTGAAAATATTTGTTTTATTTCAGAAAGGCCAATAGAATATAATTTAAATGAAGAAGGTAGATTACATAGTTTAGATAAACCATCAATGAAATTTAAAGATGGATATGAATTTTATAGTTTAGATGGTATAACTATAGATAAAACAATTATTGATGCTTGTAATGAAAAAACGGAGCCCAATAAAATATTAAGTTTAAAAAATGTAGAGCAAAGATTAGTTGGAATTAAATATTTTGGAATTGAGAATATGTTAGAACAATTGGGGGGTAAAATTATAGATGAATATAAATATTATAAATTATTAGAGGTTGAAATCGAGGGTAGCAAAGAAAAACTATTGCAGATGGAAAATCAAAGTGGTAATCAAATACATTACGAATTTGTAACTCCCGATATTACTACTTGCAAAAAAGCATTATCTTGGAGAATAGGATTAGATATATATAATGAACCAAAAGCAATCTCATAAAGGAGAAAATTATGAAACCATTTAATGAAAGTAAAAAACCGCGAGTTCCAGAAATGAAAAATGCTGGAGATTATGTGCTACACGGAGATGTAGTAATTGAAAAAGTTTCCGAAGTATCAACGGAATTTTGTGATTTAAAAAAATCTAAAGATTCGACTTTGGCATACGGCGAAGTAACTGGCCATATTCATCAACTAAGCGGGGGTGAATTTGATTTGCGTATTGATAAAAAGAACCCAGCAAATAGGCATTTAAAGGTTGTAACGCCCGTTCTATTAAGACATCAAGAACATTTGCCAATTTTATTGCCGCCGGGAGAATATATTACCAGAATTCAAAAAGAATATGATCCATTTGAAAAAAAGATTAGAGAGGTTCAAGACTAATGGATTATAAAAAAGTGACACCGGAGACATTTGCTATATATTTAAAAATTGCCAATCAACGAGATAAATTATATCGCCATAAAACGTGTTATATAGCTTATGATTGTAACTCCGGTTTCGCTATCACTAATAGTGGTCTATTGTGCCATGTATTTAGTTTAAAGCCGGGAGCGGGGCGACTGGCAGTAAAAAAAGCAATTAAACTTGGTGCAATTAGATTATCATGCTATAATAAACAACAAGAGATGTATTATGGAACATTTGGGTTCTATACTACCTTTAGATCAAATAATAAATATTGGATGTGTAGAAAAAATATAGGAGGTGCCGCATGCATAGAATAAATAAACCAAAAGTAATTTTAATCCCAGTTTCAAGACTACAGAAACTAACATTTATTAGTAAATTAGTTAAACTTAAATCCGAACACTGGTCGGGGGAATTGGCGTTGGCCGCATATAATAATAGTGATGAAATTAAACCAATGCTCCAGGAATTGGGGGCTACAGACTACTTCCTAATTGATAAAGAAAGATTCATTAGTTATGTTAACTTGCATGATCCCGATCTTATGAAAAAAATGAAAAAGGGTTTAGCCGATAAAAGGATTAAATTTGACACAGCGCACAATGCTAAAAAAGAGGATTTTATGATTTATGATGTAACTTATGATACATATTGGACATTAGTGTGATATATGAAATATTCAATTGAACTTATAAAATTATCAAAATCGGGAAGGGCGGTTAGTCGAAAAGAAAAATTCTTTTATAATATTAAAGATGTAAAAGAATATTATAATCAAGCTAAAAAAGAATTTAATACATTAATTAATGTTAAATTATATGATAGTACACAAAGCCCTAAATGGACAAAAAAGTGCGATTATATTATTAGTTTACAACAAGATAAAGGTACTTTTTATATTAGTGAACAAAAAGCGAAAGGATAGAAGATGAATTGGTATTATTTTCAAACAGATACCAGTTTGATAAAAAGGAGTATTTTATGAAAATTCATAAAGGCGATTTGTTAATTAATAAAGATAATGTTAATGATTTTAAAGATCTCGAAATTGTAACTGGTTGTGTTTCTATACATGAAAGAGTAAAGTTTATCGCCCCGAAATTAAAAACAATTGGTAAATATACCTCGATATCTTATGGGGCAGAATTTACTGCTCCGAAATTAAAAACTATTGGCGGTGATGTATTTATTCAATCGGGGGGAGAATTTAATGCTCCGAAATTAGAAATTATTAGACAAGAAGTTTATATTAATCCGCAAGGAAAATTTGTAGCCCCCGAATTAGAAATAATTGGGAAGTACTTATCACTATATAATGGGGCAGAGTTTAATGTTCCGAGGTTAGAGGCTATCGGAGGCAGAGTCGCCTTATCTAAGGGGGCAAAGCTTCGGGCGGAGAGGTTGGAGGTTGTCGGAGGTTCTGTCTACGTTTATAGGGGGGCGGAGGCTCGGGCGCCGAGGCTGGGGGTCGTCGGGCATTATGTGTGCTTGTTGGGAGGGGGTAAGTTGGAGGCACCGGGGTTGGAGATAGACCTATCTTTGGAAGGTCCACTGATCGCAGAGATGAACCTGCGGTTATTATTGTGGCGAAAGGGCTTCGTTTTAATAGATGGCATCTTATCTAAATTATTAAGTGAGAAAACTGTTGGCGATGTTAATGTAATGAAAGTATTAAACATTGGAGATACTAAACCGTCATATATTGTGGAAAGGAATAATGCATTTGCTCATGGCAATACTATTAAAAAGGCAATAGAGGATATTCGCTACAAAATCGGAGACAGGAATGTATCAGAATTCGGGGGGTGGAAAGACAATCTTGATCAAGAGATTAGTTTGGATGTCGCTATTACAGGTTATCGAGTTATCACTGGGGCTTGTGAAGCGGGAGTGAGGGGGTTTATTAATTCAATTAAAGTGCCGAAGAAATTAACGCCTAATGTAATACTTAAATTAACCGAAGGTCAATATGGTAATGACACATTTCGGGAGTTTTTAAACAATTAATTTGGGAGAAAAAACAATGTTTTTAGGTCAAGAATTTAATGACGGTGATATTGTAAGAGTGAGATTGAAAACCGAAGAACAATTGGATATAGTAATGATAAATATGGATGACTATGATAAATTTTCATTTTATACCGCAGAGTTTTGGGGCTTTTTAGGAACAGAGATTGATTGTATTTATAATCAAGAATCGGGTTTAAAATTTCATGGTGTTGTAATTCCTCAATTTATATGTGACGAAATTATTTCTGGCTATATTAATTGGGCGGAAGTTGAAGATGGGGCGCACTTAAATGTTATGTTATTAAGTCCGTATGAAATAGGATATAAAGATCTATATAATATTAATAGTAATGGCAATTTAACTTCTACGGATAACAAAACTATATATAACATTCCAATAGACAATTTTTATCAAAAAAATGTTGAAATCATTTTTAATAAAGAATCAAATAGTTTTTGTTTACGCGGTTATAATCAAAAGCTCCCTTTAGACTTGATTAAAAAAATTAATAATCCGGTAAAATCTACACCGAAAACGCCAAATAAATATAAAAAATTAAGATTACCTATTAGTAGAACAGCTTTAATATTTAAAGAAGATGGTAAAATGCAATTAGGCACTTTAAGTATTAAGAAAAAAGATGCTTTGTTTTTACTTCGCAAATTGGCTATTGAATATAATTATTTAGAGGAAGAATAAATGCAATTTAGTAAAAAATATCCACTAGAAATTAGTTTTATTGAGCATAGTAATCCGAATATTTCAGCTATTCATATGGATGCTATTAAAAAAATTAGAAAATGTCGAAAGACATTAAAAAATGATTATTCTAAAATGTCGGATAATTTAAAAGAACAATTGATTGAAGAAATTCAGAAATATAGAGGAAGAATACATTTTCATAAAGCCAAACGGCGTAAAGCTAAATTAAAATATAAAGATGTTGAAATGATTGTTCCGGTAAATTCAATGGGAATGATTCTCCCTAGTAAATTTCGGGGGTATAAAAAAGAAATTATTAATCAATTACAAAAAAATAGAGAAGATAGAAAAAAACAAAATGAAAAAGTGACATTTATTGGTAGAATAGATTATTCCTTATACGGTGGGGTTCATAAAAAACAGAAAACGATTTTAAAACTTTTTAGAGAAATTGCCAAGAATAGAGTTAATAGTCCAAGAAATCCTAAAGCCGAAGAAAATCATGTGGGACTTGAAATAGAATTTTTTTCAAATTATGATAGAGATACAGTTTGTAATTTTTTTATTGATGCAAAATTATCACAGTTTGTTAGAATAATGACAGATGTTTCAATTAAACCTTCTAGCGAAAAACCTGTTGGTTTAGAATTATGTCTGATTGCCCCCGAAAGTCGTTTAGAAGAGATTGTTCGGCGAGCTTGTGAGGTATTAACTGATCTTGATGCCAAAACTAATGAAAGCTGCGGCCTACACGTTCATCTCGATTGTCGAAATCGCAGTCAAGTAACACTTTTTTATAATATGGTTAAATGTCAAGATTTATTATTTAAATTGGTTGATCCTTCAAGAACGGGTAATAAGTTTTGTTTAAAGCAAAGAAGTCCTATTTGGGAAAAAGCAAATACAGGCCATTATGCTGCTATTAATAAAGGTTCATATTTAAAACATAAAACTATTGAAATCAGAATGCATCACGGAACAACAAATTATAATGAAATTATCTTATGGGTTAAATTATTAATAAAAATTGCCAATTATAATAAACATTTTAAGGATATTAACTCAGTTGATAGAATTTCGAAGATATTAAAATTAGATAATAATTTAAAACAGAAATTAAATACAAAAATGAGTATAAATAAAAAGAATCCAGAGCAAGGGAGAGTTACTGCTACTGAATTGATGTTTGATACTGCCCGCGATTTTTATTATACGAGACAGTGGTTGGACTGGGGGATGTAATTTTGGGAGGTTTTATGTGGTTTTTATTATATTTGGGTTTATTTTTATTAACTGAACTTTTAATTGGGAGTTTATAATGTCAATATTGTTAATATTATTTATTAATACACAATGTTTTTCTCAGGAATATATAGATATTAAAGACACATCAAATGGTTATACGCAAATTATATACCATACAGATAATGGTAAAAGTTATAATTTGGAATTAAAAATCAAAGATTTAAAAAATGAGAAAAAAATAAAGGAATGGTTTGATGAAGTTGCCCCCGATGATAGTATGTTTACAGATGATCTATTGAAATAATAAACTTTTTTCTTGACAAAGCTTTTTTATTAATATATAATATTAATTATGACAAGGACGATGTATTATGAAAAAAAACACAAGTGATTTTCCATTATTGGATGACGATGAAAATTTTCTAGATTTTTCAAACATAGACCCAGAACAAATGGAGCGAGTGTTTCAAGTCATTGATTTTTTGGCGAATAAAAAACAATTAATGATGAAATTTAGTCCAGAGGTTATTCATTTTCTAGACAAAAATGATAATATAACAGAAATCGCGTCAGATTATGAATTTAATGATCTTATAATTGGTCTTATAAAAAATGAGCTTGTTGATCATTTTAATTTTAATCCAGAAGAAATTATGATATTAACGGAATTTGATTTTTTAGATCTTGTTACTGATGGATATTTTTTTGATAAAAACAATTATTTACGAGGAGATAATAATGACAAATACAAGAATTCGGTACACTAAAGCTGGGGTTAATCTAGTTTCCAGGCAAGCATTTCAAGTTAATGAAACTACTTCAGTTAAAGTTGTTCTTAACTCGGAAACAATGAAATACGACATTGTAGATGCAACAGATGAATCAAATGTACTAGCGAGCGGGGGTAACACAAAAAACCTGTCTGTGCTTAAGATTCAAGCAAAACGTAATCTTAAAGCTATGGGATTAGAGTTTAATACGGAATCGAGAAATCGTGGATAAAAAGCTCTTACATCCTAATATTCTTAAAAAAACTAGAGAATTGGCCCAGCATGATTATGTAGATCGGGCCTTTGATTTGGATCATCCGGAGCATTTTTTAGCTAAATGTTATGCTTGCGGTTATATTGGGGCATTAGTAAATGCTGGGTATACTATTACAATTGAAAAAGATAACGAAAAATATATTTATCCAAAGGAAAAATAGTGGTACAATTAAGCTATTCTGCATCTGAAAAATATCAAATGTCACCCATGTCATATTATTTACATTATATTTTACGACTTAGACCTGAGAAAATTGGGAGTGCTCTTGTTTTCGGGAGCGCCGTTGATGTTGGTATTAATACTTTGTTAGAAAATAAAATGAATAATGAAAATAAATTACCACATGAGGCTTTTTTAAAATTGTGGACAAAAGCATCAATTAACGGAATTGAAACTGATTTACGATATACAGATTTAATCAAATATTCAAAATCCGATTATGATGAAAATATTTTAACTGAGCAAGATAAAGAAGCAATTGAAGGTGGGTTAAATAAAAGTTGGGTTAGTTTACATCGTAAAGGTATTTTAATGATGGAAGCTTATGAAAAGCAAGTATTACCCCACATTAAAGAAGTTTTGGCTGTTCAGAAATATGTTCAACTATCAAATTCACATGGGGATAAATTTATTGGTTGGATTGATTTTGTCTGCAAATGGGAGGATGATAAAATTTATATTGTTGATAATAAGACCACATCAATAAAATATAAAGAAGATTCAGTAAAAACAAGCCCCCAGCTTGCGACTTATTTTGAAGGTGTTAAAAAAGAAATTAAAGCTGACGGGGCAATGTATATCGCTGTGCCTAAGAAATTCAGAAAGAGAAAAGAACCGTTAATCCCAATTGATATTATCAAAGACAAAATTCCCGAAGAACTTATAGAATCGACATTTGATAGATATGATGACACACTTCATGGAATTAAAATGGGGGAGTTTCATTGTACCGGATGTGAAAAAAATGTATTCGGATGTCCATATAAAGGATATTGTGAGAGTAATGGAGAAGATACCACGGGACTTATTTATGTTAAAGACAAACCTAGAAAAACTTATTAAACTTATGCCTGATAATACTAATATGGTATATGATGATAAGAATCAAATTTTAACAATTGAGTTAAATAATGAAAAAGGTAATTTGATTTATTCATTTCATATTAAAGATGAAAGTCGCATAGATGAAATATTAAAATTGCTAGAAGATAGAAAAGCCAATAACTAATGAAAAATAATTATTACTGTGATACTAAGATTTGGAATAAGGTATGTGAAGATGATTTATGGATCTTTGATAAATTAATAGTATCTAAAAAATTAGGATATGTTTGTGGCCCCAAAGGAGTAAATGTCCCCGAACCCGGCTTATATGTAGCGCGACCTTGTGTAAATCTTATGGGAATGGGGCGCGGAGCACGATTCGTAATCTTAGTAGATGAAACTGATTATTTGATAACTGATGGAACATTTTGGTCTCAAGTATTTAAAGGAAAACATTTGAGTGTTGATTACTATAAAGGCGAGCAAAAGTTATGTGTTGAAGGTATAAGATCTGATATAAGTAATATACAGAAATGGGACATGTGGAAAAAGGTTAAAGACAAAATGCCTTATCCTAATATATTAAATAGTTTAAAAGGTAATTATGATTGGGTAAATGTTGAATTTATTGGCGATAAAATAATTGAAATCCATCTCCGAAGAAATCCAGATTTTAAAGATCATAATGCTGATTGCATAATTCCAGTATATGCCGGAGAAGAAATAAAAGATAAACCTTTTATTAAATCGGTAGATTCAAATAGAGTAGGATTTTATTTACAAGAAGGAGATAATAATGATTGAAATAATATTTATCGGAGTGCTTGCTATGGCAGCGCCAACTTATACAAAAGATATTAGGCCAATAGTTATGAATAGATGTACACCATGCCATACTGGACAGGTGCAAGGATTGCCTAATTTTTCCAAGTATGAAGTGGCTTTCAAAAAAAGAGATAAAATAATGCTTAGAGTAGTAACTCAAAAAAGCATGCCCCCTGGAAATTTTACAAATATAACAGATAAAGAACGGAATTTAATTAAGCAATGGATTGACGCTGGGGCAAAGAAATAGAAAATACTTGGCCTGTATCGAGAAAAAGCTTGACAAACAAAATTAAATGTGTTACTTTAAATATAACGGAGAAAATGAATGGCAAATCAATATGAGAAACGTAAAGCGCGAGAAGCTGAATTATTAAATGAAGTCTCAAAAAAACGAGAAGCCAAACGAAAAAAAATTAATACCGATTTAACAAATATAGCCTTTGATATTATTAAAGATGAAAAAGGTAAATATTTGTTGGTCGTTATTAAATATAATTCCGCAACAAAACTTGCTGAAGTTCAGGAAATTAAACCGCTCGGAAATCGAGCTTTGGGGTTGATGTTTGAACAAAAGAAAACTGCATTAAAAACATTAAGTAATATAAAATAAGGAGGCAATACATGGCCAAAATTTATGGCACATTTAAAACACCGAAAGGTAGCGAGTTACAATTAATTAGTTTGAAAGGTAAACCCTATCTATTGGCGGCAGATCGCCTATTGTGGTTTCGGGAAGTTAATCCCAATGGCATCGTTAAAACCCAGCTTATGTCGCACCAAGATGATACTGCGATTTTTCGTGCAGAAGTTTATACTCTCGGTCAAGATGGTCAAGCACTTCTAGTTGCCACAGCGCATAAAATGGAGAGTAAAAGTACTTTCCCGGATTATATCGAAAAAGCTGAGACCTCGGCTCTAGCTAGAGCATTGGCAATGGCGGGATTTGGTACACAGTTCACAGGGGACGAATTAACCGAGGGTGATAGATTAGCTGATGCTCCAATTGTTCCAGCAAAGCGTAGCGTAAAAGCTAGGAAGGCATCCGGTTTTCGTGATGAAGCGTCCGTTGGGGATGATTTGTAATGGATGAAAAAACAGAGGTGGAAAATAAAGATTTAGGATTTTCTAAAGAAGTTGAGCAAGCATCATATGCTTTTTCGCATGGATTTCCTGAGTTTAAAAAATTGCTTCAAGGTATTAATAGTTTAAATAGTTTGGCTAGAGTATTTTGCGCAGTTTTAGAATTTCCATTAGCTAAAGAAATACCACAATTTAAAAGTGATGCTGAAACTAAATTATTTTTAGCTTTTAACGAAATGCTACAACATAAATCAGTTATTATGTCGGCGTTTTTAAATGAAATGTTGAATAAAAAAGGAGAAAATAATGTCAACAAACAAGAAGAAGTCGTGGCCCAAGATCGGGACAATCAGGAAAAGTGATAGCGGTAATTACATTAAACTAGAAGAGAATGTCTCTATTCTTGTTGATGGTGAGCCCGTTGAACTTAATCGAAGCCGAACAGTTCGATTGGAAGATCCACGCAAAAAAATTGAATTTTTGTTCGAAAAAGGTCATATTGACGAAAAAACATATAATAAACGTGCCGAAGTTCTGGCGGAAAATACTTGGTTGCGTTATGAATTGATAGTTCCTCCTGATAGAAAATAATATTCCTCATTGTTAGCCTCCTATGGTCAAAAGTGCGGTCGGGGGTAATACCCCGGCCATTTTTTTGAAAAGTCAAGGATTGATATGTCTAAAGAAGAGGAAAAAGATATGAAGTATGTTGCTATAGCTGACGGGTTACATAGCAGAGAATTAGTCCCTATAACATATGATTTTAAGAAATATATATCCAAGAAATCAGATAAGGATATTTATTTTTCACTTTATAAATACAATAAACGTCATTATGATAAATTTAAAGAAACCCGGTCTTTGGCTGGAATAACTGATGTTAAAACTGATAAGCTATTGTTTGATTTCGATGATTCAGCAAATTTAGATAATGCTAGAGCCGATGCTATTGAAATTACAAATAGATTAATTCAACACGGAATTCCTAAAGATAAAATCGGTATATATTTTTCTGGCGGCAAGGGGTTTCATGTTGAAGTTAAAACCCAAGAAGAATTTAATAGAACTGAATTTGAAAACATTGTTTATAACTTAAGTGACGGGTTACAAACATATGATACCGCAATTGTTGATGAACAACGAATTGTAAGAGCGCCGCTAACAAAACATCCCCACAGTAACTTATATAAAATTCCAATTAGCATTAATCAATTAAATAATCTTAATTGTGAAAAAATAAAAGTAATGGCAGGGCACCCAGAGCAAGTAAGTAAAACTTTAATGGATCGTTGGGATGAAGTTAGTTTGCCCGATTCAATATTAGAATTAAAAACCAAATCAACAAAAAAACAAAAAACGGAAATTATTCTTGATGAAACTCTTTCATTTGAAAAGTATCAATTAGATTTAACTAAATGCCCTAAATGGTTATCCCCCGAACGATATGCTCTTCAGGAAGGATTTTTTTATGGTAGCGAATCGGTTTCTGTTGGTGAGCGTAATAATGCTTTTATGATTTTAGCATCAACGTATTTAAAAAATGGAATTAATAAAAACATTGCATTAAATATGCTAAAGGCGACTGCGGAGTTACAATCGGCCCGAACGGGGGAAAGTGTATTTCCTGAATCTGAATTGAAAAAAACTATTATAGATGTTGTTTATAAAAATAGTTGGAATGGCGGGATCTATTCAGCAGACCATATGTTATTGAAAAAAACAAGGCAGAGATTTGATATTCCCGAAATTAAACAAGCCACTGATTTTATATCATCAACTAATATGTTTTCGTCTTTTGTTAAATATGCATCGAACATTGACGGTAATACTATTAAAACCGGCCTACCAATTGATAACTATATTAAATTAACTATTGGGATGCCTGTGGCTCTTCTGGGCGCACCATCAAGTGGTAAAACTACATGTGCGTTAAATATTTTACGCAATACGTCTAAACAAGGTATTCATTCTCTATTCTTTTCAATGGATATGCACCGGGCACTGGTTTGTCAAAAGCAATTACAACTATTATACAAAGACACTCCTGAACAAATTTATAGAAAAATATTAGATCCTAAAAAAGCTGAAAAATATGTAAAGGGTTTAGATGAAAATTTTAAAAATGTATCTTATATTACAAAAGCCGGATTAACTATTGATGAAATTAGGAATTTAATAGAAAAGAAAAAAGAACAAATTGGCGATTCATTAAAATTAGTAATGATAGATTATATGGAATGTATACGCGGCCCATTTTCAGATGCAACATCGAATAGCGCAATTATTGCTGATGGAATTAAAAATATAGCAGTCGAACTAGATGTATGTGTAATTTTATTAGTTCAGCCCCCAAAGATTACTGGCGGTGCGGCATACCCTTTAACTAATATGTATAATATTAAAGGCTCAAGTATGGTCGCTCAAGCAATGCGAGTAATTATTGGTATATATCGGGAGGGATTTAGCCCCGATACTCCATATGATGATAATTTTATAACCTTTGTTGGTTTAAAAAATACTATGGGCAATCTATTTAAACAAGACTGTGCCTGGAATGGCAGCCGGGGAGAAATTACATTACTTGATGAAATTGGCGAAATGGAATTAAAAAATTTAAGGGATAGATTAAAACAAGAAAGATCTAATAATGACTTCTAAAACTATTAAAAAACTTAAAGATATTTTTCTAGAGGAACTTGTTGTTTTTTATTTAAAAGAAATGAAGGTTGCCGCTTATGATGAAGAAAATGAAGAATTAAAAATAAGTGGTATGGTGGAAGGTTATGTAATTGATATAGATGAGGATTTTTATTATTTAGGAAATGAAGAACATGATTTTGAAAAAGTAATAAGTCATAATGTTATTGCTATGGTTGAAATAGCTCAATTAGATTTAACCGCAATTGAGGGGCTTAATTACCCCGAAGATAAAGGAGACTTACATTGATGTCAGATATGATTTCATTTGGTAAATATAAAGGACAAAAACTGAAAAATATTCCAATTGATTATATTAAATGGGCAGCCAAGAATATTACACAAAATGATACTCGGAAACTTTTTGAAACTGAATTGCAAAATCGGGAGACCAAAAATTATAACCCTTTGATTTTCGGAAAGAACCAAACAGAAAAAATTATTAATATAACTATTGAACCAGGCAATGCTATTATATATAAAGCAGATAATACCCGTGAAATAATCGAATATGATCCGTGGGTTTTAACCCCATATCCTGCGAAAAAATATCAATCTGAAGAACTTAAAGGAGATCAGTATTATAAATATTTAACACATGTCCCAGATAATCACTACAAAGAATTAATAGCAAATCGGTTTAAACGTGATATGTGGGTGCCACGCAGTCTTGAAGAAGGCTTTATGTTAAAATACGGATATACATATTTCAAGGGAATGAAAGTTTCCGATGTTTCACTTTTAAGCTTTGATATAGAAGCAACTGGACTTAATCCGAAAGCCAATAACGCTGAAGTTATTTTAATTTCAAATACATTTAGAGATCGAACTGGCGAGATTAAAACCCAATTATTCAGTATTAAAGATTATGATACTTGTAAAGAAATGATCGAAGATTGGTGTAAATGGGTTAGATTAGTAAACCCAGATATCATGTTAGGACATAATGTATTTGCATATGACCTGCCCTACTTAAGTGAACATGCCGAATTGTCTTTGGGGCGAGATGGTTCTGAAATTACTTTTGAAGAGAAAGACTCTAAATTTCGTAAAGATGGGAGCCAATCTTATACTTATAATAATGCGCATATTAATGGTAGAGAAATTATTGATACAATGTTTTTAAGTATTAAATATGATATCGGCAGAAACTTTCCCAGCTATGGATTAAAGCGAATTGAAAAATATTTAGATCTAGTCGATGATGACCGTATTGAATGGGATTTTAATAAGTATCCAACAAATAAATATAAAGAGTTTAGTGAAGAAACTTGGAATAGTTTTGTTGAATATTGTAATGCTGATAGTGATAGTCCAATTAAAATGTTTGATTTAATGGTTCCGTCATTTTTTTACTTGAACCAATCGGTGCCTAAAACATTACAACAAATGATTAATGAAGCCGCCGGGGGGCAGCTAGATAGCCTCATGATTAGGTCTTATCTTCAGGATGGGTATAGTCAGCCTAAGTCATCAAATCGAGAATCATTTCAAGGGGCAATTTCAATGGGAACCCCCGGTATATATAAGAATGTTAAAAAAGTGGATGTTGCCAGTCTATATCCATCTATTATGCTTGAATATAATATATATAACAAACAAAAAGATCCTAATCGGCATATGCTAGAAATGCTAGAGTATTTTAGGAATGAAAGATTAACCAATAAAAAACTAGCTAAAGAAACTAAAGATAGTTATTATGTTGATATGCAATCCAGCCAAAAGATTATCATAAATTCAATGTATGGATTTATGGGCGCAGGTTATGTATTATACAACTATCCAGAAGGCGCATCTAATGTGACTAGTCATGGCCGGGAGATTTTACAAAAAGGTGTTGAATGGGCAACTGGGGCTAGATTAAAAAAAGTTGTCAAACAAATAAGGAATAAAGGTAAAGAAAATGAAGAAATAAAATATGAATGGGTTTTGGGAGATAAAGTTAGTGAAGGCCGGGGATATGCATTGGTAAATGTAGACACAGATTCCTTTTCAGTTACAAATGGAATTAAACCAACGCAAGATGAATTTAATCAAGAAGTTGAGGAACTAAATTCAATATATCCGAAATTAATTCGATGGGAGAATGATGGCCTCTTCGACAAAGTGATTGTAATAAAAGCTAAGAATTATATTCTTGAGCATGATGGTAAAATTAAGTATAAGGGCAGTTCATTAACTGATCAAAAGAAAGAACCAATATTACTTGAATTTCTAGAAAAAATGATTAATTGTTTATTAGAAAATGATTTAGATAAAATTGTAGGATTGTATGATAATTATTGTTTGGACGCTTTAACTCTCAATGATATTTCAGCTTGGGTTACTAAAAAGACTATCACAAAATCTGTCTTAAATCCTGAAAGACTTAATGAGCAAAAAGTATTAGATGCTTGTAATGAAGCTATAGAAAAAAATGTAATTTCGGGGGTACAAGAAGGAGATAAGGTTTGGCTTTATCAAGCGATTGACGGAGAAATAGAAAAGCGGGCTAAAGGTGAAGTTGTGACATTAAAAGATGGCACACCAAAAATGATAGAAAAAACTGTATTAAGATTTCCGGAGCTATATAAAAATGATCACGATAAATGGTATTATGTTGCCCGTGTTTATAAAACATTGAAAATATTAGAAAATGTTGTCGATATAAGCCAATTCACAAAATATAATTTAAAAGCAAACCGGAGTAAATTAAAAAAACCCTTGACAAATGAGAAATAATGTGACAAAATTAAAGAAGAAGGGAGAAAAATTTAATTTAATTGATTATAGATATGCAAAAGACATAGTGGATGATTACCCAAAGTTATTAAGTGTTTTGGATAAATTAATTCCAATTTTGCGAGAGAGATCACAATATATGGCAGTATGGCAATTATTACAAACCGCCGAAGAAAGTAGATTATTATTAAGAAATCAATTTGAATATTATCGAGAAATATATAAAAAGAAAGGTAAGGTAACTCGTGGCTAATGTTTTAAGAGATATAGATAGAATTAAAAACGCCATTGAAAAAGCCGCATCTAATGCTAATATACATCCACGTCAAGTCACTAAAACACAAATTTTCGAAACTGATTCGGAGATTAGCGATTGGATGATTCGAAAGGCTGGCGGGATTAGTGCAATCAAAAATAATTTTGCAATTACAACAAAAGATTTGGCAGAGATTCAGAGTTATAAAGATGTTAATAAATATATTGCATCTTTGGAAAAACGGGTGGCTCAAAAAGAGTTATTTGAAAAGGAAGTTAAAGAAAAAATAAACTCACTATTGACCCCAATTAAAGTAAAACCATATAAAGCTAATAGAAAAGCATCAAAATTAAAAAGAGAAAATGTTGTTATGCTTAATGATGTTCACTACGGATTAATTGTTAACCCTGATGAAGTCGGGGGCTCAAATAAATTTAGCTGGACTGAAGCTTGTCGTCGAACTGCATTTTTAACTAAACAAGTTTGTGAGTATAAACTAGATAAACGCAATGAAGTTGATCGGCTACATGTAATTTTAAATGGCGATATGTTACAAGGAGTAATTCACGATTTAACAGCTAGAACCGCAGAATTATTAATTCATCAAGTTAATGGTGCCGTTCATATTTTGGGATATATGATTTCTAATTTAGCTACCAACTATAGAGAAGTTGTGGTTCATGGTGTATCGGGTAATCATGATGATGCTCATCACCGGCGCGAAGGTGGGCGAGTTTTATCGCATAAATATGATTCATATACCAATATGGTTTATTTTGCATTAAGTGCAATGTTTAAAGATCAACCTAATGTGAAGTTTGATTTTCCTAAGAATTTATATGGAGCAGTTGATTTGCCAAATGGCCGAATTATTTATACACATGGTGATACAATGTTCTCTTCCGAACTAGGAAATCCGGGTAAAAGTTTAAATACTAAATCTTTAGGAGATTCATTGAGTAGGTTCAATTCGGGGGAAATAGACAAAAACAATCCTAAAGCTAAAATGTTTTTATTTGGTCATGTACATTCTCATGCCGAATTTACCGCATTTGATGGAACTAAAGTTATGATTGCGCCAAGTTTATCGGGGGTTGATAGTTTCGCCGCATCTTTGGCGATTAATCATAATCAAATTGGTCAATTACTATTTGAATCAACAAGTGAGTATATTGCTGGAGATAAGAGATTAATTGAATTACTTAAAGCCGATAAAGATGAATCATTGGATAAAATTATCCCTATTTTTAAGAATAAATTATCATGGATGAAGTAACACTTACCGATCTATCAAAAGAAGAGATTATTCAATTATACGAAGAATTACGTAAAGAATGCGCTAGGATTAAATCAAAATCTAGTGCTAGAAAAAGACATCTTCGGGATATGAATAAAAAAATTGAATTATATATAGCAATGATTGATGCAAGTATTTCTGATGCAGCACGTTTTAAGGCTGAAACAGAATTATGGAAAAATAGATATTTTGCGTTATTGGAGAAAAAAGATGGCCTCGACTAGTGTTAAAACTGACGAACTAGATCAATGGCATGAATACGGAGTTTATACCCCCGCTAGATTAATTGATTGTGGCGGCGATATTGATGAAGCTAAAGCCACTGAATTAATTAAAAATATTCGTTTATTAGATTATGTTAATAATAATGATATTGTTATATTGATTAATACACAAGGTGGGGACGTTCATCAAGGAATGGCAATTTTTGATGCAATCAAAGAATGTAATAGTAAAGTAATTACTCATGCTGTGGGACCATGTTGGTCGATGGGAAGCATAATATTACAAGCTGGGGATATTAGAAAAATATCAGCAAACGCAACATTAATGTTACATATTGGAACTGAGGAAATGCCGGAAAATCATCCGACTATTAATAGACGATGGATGAAAGAAAATGATCGAATTGAAAAAGTAATTGTTGACATATTATATAAAAAAATAAAACAAAAGAAAACGAGATTTCAAAAAAAACAGTTGAATGAGATGATAGTTTTTGATACAATATTAACATCGAAGCAAGTTATTGAATATGGATTAGTTGATACTATTGAGGAACATAAAGAGTTATAACCGGAGGAATAATGAATAAAGATGACAGCATTGATTGCAAAAAAATAGTTACAGAAATTAAAGTCGGTAATAGATTTAATGATGATAAAGTTCGTTGGAGAAATTTTCCTTTGTGGCTGCTCGAAGATTTAATGAAAGTCGGGGCCAAGGGAGAATATAAATACGGAACTTATAATTTTTTAAAAGGATTATATATTAATGACACCCTCGATTCACTAAAGCGGCATTTGATGAAATTTGAAAGCCCATATTTGCCCGACATAGATGATGAAAGTGGTTTAAATCATTTGTACCACATTGCGTGGAATGCTCTTGTTGCGGCCCATATGATGCGAACTAGGCCCGAATTAGATGATAGATACAAACTAGAGGAAAAAGATGAGAAATCTAATTTATAAATTATTTGTTAAATATTTTTTACCAAAGCACCAGTTAGTAATTGGCGATTATATAAAAGATTTAGCTGATCAAAGATATAGAGTTGAAGCACTTTATTATGATACATCATTACAATCAGTTGTCATAGCCGTAGATGAAAATGGTAATTTAAGATCATTTGTTGAAAAAGGAATTGATAAAATATGAAAACTCAATCTATTTGGTATTCGCCCGAAGAAGATAAAATTAGGCTGTCTACAAGAGAAGATGGTTATATCTTTAAAGATGAATTTGGGGAGTTTCATTGTTGGTTGAGTATGGATTTATATAAAGCATATAAACAAGTGAAATATTATTATATAGGTAAATTATGAAAATATATAAAAAGGGGACAAAAGTTAGATTTTATTGGTGTGCTAATATGGTGGGAACAGAGGATTATGAGGAAGAAGTATTAGAAACTGATTGTACTACGGAAGAACTAGATGAAATAGCAAGAGAATATATGGAGAATAATCTTCGACCGGAATCGTGGTTTGTTTCCGAAGATAAAGATGGATTTGAACGTGAATCTAGATGGTAATAAAAATTAGTAGATTAAAAATAAAATATATTGCAAGGCAGTGGGGAGTTTGTGGATTATCTTGGCGGGGTTCGGTAGCCTTAGTCATCGAGTGTAGGGTAGAGGCTATACAAAGCAAACTAGTCAGAGTCGCGTCTGGCCCTTGCGCCTTTTTTATTAACCTTCCGGATAGTTCAATACTAAAAATTTATAAATAAATCATTGACTTCTCTGACTAATCATGTATAATAAAGGTATATAAAGGAGAAAATCATGAGTAATTCAAAAAATAATTCGGGTCATGATAATTCGGGCGATTATAATTCGGGCAATTATAATTCGGGCTATCGTAATTCGGGCTATCGTAATTCGGGCGATGATAATTCGGGCAATCGTAATTCGGGCTATCGTAATTCGGGCAATTATAATTCTGGTCATTATAATTCGGGCTATAATAATTCGGGCAATTATAATTCGGGCGATTATAATTCGGGCAATTATAATTCGGGCAATTATAATTCGGGCTATCGTAATTCGGGCCATAATAATTCGGGCGATTATAATTCCGGTTTTTTTAACACGAATAGTCCTAAACTTAGATTATTTAATAAAGAAACAAATATGAAAAAATCTGATATAGTTATTCCATATTTAAATTTACCAATTACCGAATGGATTTCTGAAAAAAATATGACTGATAAACAGAAAAAGGATAACCCAGATTTTCATACTAAGGAAGGAATTTTAATTACCAGATCATATAAAGAGGCATGGCAAATTGCATGGGCTAAGGCTACTCCAGAGCAAAAACAAGAATTCCTAGATTTACCCAATTTTGATGCCGATATCTTCTTAGAGATAACCGGAGTAGATGTTAGGAAGAAAGATTCGTGTGATGGTAAGGTTGTTGAAATTGATGGTAAAAAATATAAACTAAGTGAGATAAAATGACCAAAGATGAATTAGAAGTGGGAATGATTATATGTCGTAAAAATTTTTGTTCAAGAACTATACTTGACATAGGTGAAAAAATGTATTTTTATAAAAATATAGCGGGTGAAGCTACGGCTAATATATCAGAATTAGGACCATGGCAACCAAAAAAGAAAACTAAGACTGTGGAGGTTTTTGAATGGTATTATGTTAATGATGGTGTAGTATCTATATGCTGGAATAGTAAACAAATGTTCCCTAATTTTAAAAAGACTGGTAATTCTAAAATGATTGAGGTAGAAGTATGAAATATATTAACTCAAAGATATATATTAATCGAATTACTGGCCATATAGTAGAAGCTGGTACATATCAGAAACCTATATCTCGCTATAGTGGTGTGATAATGATAGGATCTTATGTCAAATACGGCAATCATGGCAAGCAAATATTTATTGATTATGCTGTAGGAAAAGACTATAGATATGTTGGAAAATTATAGAAAGTTAAAGGGGAAGAAATGAGCCAAGGATACTGTTATAACCCCGATTGCCCAATAAGGACGAAAGAACGTCCCTGGCCTAGGAGCGACTGGAAGTTTAGATATAAAAAAGTTACATCCAAGAACGGCAAAAAGTATTACAGAAGACTGCCATTATGTAACCATTGCAATGAGCGGATCACTTTTGTAACGCATATGCAATCAGAACCTTGGTGGTAAAATGATTAAAATAAAGGAGTAGAATGATGACAGATATTACATATTCAATACAGATTGAAAGTAAATTTGTAGGTTATGCATCTAAAATAGATGAAATATTTATATATTGGTGTGATGGCGATATTATACATTGTCTTGGTGAATTATGATAGTCGATATGAGTTTTGGTGCAGTTCTAAAAAGAATATGATTTGTTAAGGACAGCGGCGATTAATCATCATATTGCTAAAGTTGTCGCTAAATTTTAATAAGGAAAGAAATTTAATATGGCAAATTTTAAATTTGAAACTATGACAGTTAATCTTACTTGCGAGGAAATGTGGACAATTATGTGGGCTCTTTGTAGACAGATAAAAAGTTGTATAGATAACCCTCACTATAAAAGATATCCAGATTCTTTTGAATCAAATATGGAGGATCGAATTACTTTAGCAAAACAATTTGGATTAGCATTAGGTCGTCCTGATATACCAGAATCTAGTATTAATGATTTTATAGAATGGTGTAAAAAAATTAAAAAGGAGATTGATTAGATGAAAATTTATGAATCTATACCTTTTGATTTAAAAATATTAAATTATAATAATGATTAATTTGATAGGATGGTTTGCTAGTTTATCTTTCAGTTTATCAGCATTGCCACAGGCATATTATTGTTATAAACATGGTAATGCAAATGGTATATCTTTTTTATTTATTTTATTATGGGGAAGTGGTGAGATATTAACTTTGGTTTATGTATTATTGAAACATGGTTATGATTTACCATTAGTTACAAATTATTTAATGAATTTATTATTTTTATTTATAATACTGAAATATAAATTATTTCCGAGGAGGAATAATGAAAGTAAATAAGAATGAACTTAGATCGGCATTTGATTGTGATGGGACATTGGTTTTGTGGCCCGACGATCATATGATGCCAAAAGAGGGTAGAGTTAAATTTGACTGTCCCTATGAACCGGGAGTATCATTTTATTTAATTCCGCATAAACAACATATTAATTATCTAATCGCCAAGAAGAAGCGAGGCTATGAGGTTACCGTATGGTCACAGAACGGGTTTGCTTGGGCCGAGACAGTAGTTAATACACTGGGATTAAAAGAATATGTTGATAATGTTGAAACTAAATTTGATACTTATTTTGATGATTTACCAGCAGATCAATGGATGAGTCGAGTGTTTGTTAAACAAAATGTTGATTCAATTGAAAAAAAGCTTGACAAATGATTAATCTTATGATATATTGGTAATTATGGAAATAAATAAATTAAAAAGTGACATAAATAATTGTGATATTTGCGGAGAAAAGTCTAATCACGGGGTACATCATTTCGAAGGCCAAGTGGTTAAAAATCAATATTATTGTGAAAAACACTTTTTAAGTGAGGTAAGATATCGTGGGCGAAAAAGTAAAAGTCATAGAAATATTCAAAAAAAGTGAAAAGGTACAACCAACCGGAGTTATCACTTTTCATACCGGATTAGATAATTTGCTTGAGCCGGGGGAATACGGTATATTAACCCCCGAAGCTGATAATACCGATAAAATTATTCTTAACCCTTTATACACCGGGGGGGAGCTTTTAGTTAAAATGCGCATTATTGGTCAACCCGCAAAAATGTTTAAAAATGGAGATAAAATAGCTAATCTTGTCATTATGGGATAGTTATGTCTAAAAGCAAAAATAAGAATAAAACGGAAGTTGAACATCTTCGCGGAATAATTAGGCAATTAAAAGCTCAATTAAAATATTATAGAAAACGCGAGCACCTAAATGAAAAAGATACAGAAGAAGATGAAACAATTGAGATTAACGCAAATTGCCCAGAATGCGGTAAAGGAGTATTGGAAGAAGTTGATTTACATTTAATCAAATTAATTCGATGTCCAGTTTGTAAATATGAAAAACGCGAAAGAAATAAAAGATAAATTTTTACGTAATTGGCTTATACAAAAATTAAGACGTATGAGCTATCAATGGCCCGCCAGAAAAGCGGCTCTTAAAAAAGCTCGTGTATCTCGTGGCAAATATAGATGTGCTATGTGTGAAGATGCAGGAGTTGATGCATTATATGGCCCTAAACAAATTAATGTCGATCATATTATACCAGTTATATCAGTTGATGATGGATTTGTTGATTGGAATATATATATAGAAAGATTATTCTGTTCCGAAGATGGATTTCAAATATTATGTAAACCCTGCCACGAAATCAAAACGTATTTGGAAAATGATATTAGACGCCAAGTAAATAGTGAAAAAAATGACGACGATTTATAAAAAAAAGCTTGACAACCGATAAAATCTATGCTACATTAAAATAAAGGATTAAACTATGTTCAAAGGATTGAAACAGTTCTGGGTTGATGGGAGCGTCAAAGGTTGGCATTTTCCTTTTGCATTTGACCCCCGAACTCAAAAACCATCAATAACTTTATTGTTTCCTTATATTACTTTCGTATTATCTGTAATATCAGTAATCGCTCTACATTTTAAACCAACCTTAATTATTGCAACAACCACCACTCTAGTTTTTTGGGCAGTGTCTGTTGTATTTTATATGTTACGTAAATTATCAAAAGCAAAATTCGATTTAGATGACAAATCATTTGAACTAGAGTCAGGAGAAAAAAAATGATGATGAATAGATTAAAAAGATTAAATGAACAGGTTTTGTCTTTTATGACAAGAAACATTGCTAAAATTATGGGAGTAGTGGTAGCCGCAGTACTGAGCTTATATGCATTTTCATATGTGCATTACAGCAGGCCAGAAACCGCAGCAGACTTTGCTAATGTATCAGTAATGATAGTAAACCTGGCTGAAAATTCGGGGGGATCGGGGGTAATACTATCTTCTAGTCCGTTCCGCAGTAGAATTCTAACGAATAAACATATTTGTCGAATTATTGAAAAGGGCGGCTATGTTATTCACAATGGTCAAGAATTTATGGTTGATACATACAAAAAATATCCTAAACATGATTTATGCCTAATAACTGTTATTTATGATTTAGGTGTAAATACAAAAGTTGCTAGTCATCGTCCTGCTAATTTTTCTGAAGTAAATGTAACTGGTCATCCCGGCCTTATGCCCCCAGTTTTAACTAAAGGTTATTTTTCTGGTAGAGAAAGAATTCAACTAATTACCGGCCTTAAAAAATGTACTGAAAAAACACCAATACGATATAGAATTTATTGCCTATTTTTCGGGGGTCTACCAATTGTCGAATCATTTGATGCCCAATTAGTAACTGCAACAATTTCACCAGGAAGCAGCGGTAGCGGCGTATTTAACAAAGAGGGCGAGTTATCTGGTTTGGTATTTGCTGGTCGCGGTAAAGGTTTGGGATATGGTTATATTGTTCCGCACGAATATATTGTTAATTTCTTAAGAGAAGAAAAACATATTAAAGCTAAAAGAGCGGGCATGGGTTATAACTATAAAGACTTCTTTCAACGTATTTTTAATTTCCAAAATAAATGTCAGCAACACGATGTAAAATTTAAAAACCTTTGTAATTATGTGGAGACATATTTGATATGGAATATTTAGTAGGCTTATTAGTTCTCGCATTGGGGGCTATTTTTTATTATAAGAATAAATTTGATAAAGCACATCTAGATACATTACTAAAAGATACATCAACTAAAGATGCTCAACTTAAAAAAGATCAAAAAGAAGTAGATCAATCTATTCTGGAAATGCAAAAAAGAATACGAGATCTTCGGGCTGAACGAGCTAAAAGACGTAAAGAGGCAGTATCAAAGACTAGAGAGGAACGGGCTAAGGATTGGAATAATGGACAATAATATCCGGATTACCTTAAATAGTCTCTCTATATTTCTTCTAAGTTTAGCTTTTATCTTTAATTCCTGTAATAAAGCACATGCATCTGAATGTGTTAAACCTGTTCAAGTAATCTCGGAGAACCAAAAAGCTCAATGTTCAGGATTTTTGTTTTCAGATAAAGCAGAAAAAACTGCGGCCCAAGATCGAGATGACGCTATCTATTATAAGAAATTAGTCCCACAATTAGAGCAATTGAATAAGCTAAAAACTGACGAAAACACAATCCTAAATAAAAGATTAGAACTATATATAACTGAATCAAATGCATTAATAAAATATAAAGAAAGAACTGAAAATATGAAATTTTGGCAGCAAGCCAGTATGTTTTTTCTCGGAGTAATCGTTACAAGCGCGGCGGTGAATCTTGCCAGATAATGAATTAAATGATGAAGAACTTATTGAGATTTTAAAATCGTCTGATGAACCCATTGTTATAGAATCATTAGATGACGTGCATGAGTTTGTTTTAGCATTTAATATTAAAGAAGTGGAAGAAAAATCACATGTTCGTTGTAAAGATATTTATAATTTGTATAAAAAATGGCGAGCACAAAGCATGTATATTCAATACTATAATATTTTTTTTAAGAAGTTTTCAAAACATTTTCAAAAATGCCATAATAGAAAATATGTATATTATAATCTAGACCCAAAACCTTTTGACTTGACTAATGAGGAATCTAAATACAATCTAGAAGAAGCAATTAAAAATAAACGGAAGAGAAATGCAAATGGGAAAGAAATCGACTAAAAGAAGTAAGCAAAAATATCCTTACTTAAAAAAGAGAGTCAATTCTAGGGTTCGTCAAGAAGTCATAGATTATGATTATATTGATAAATTGTCTGATGAAGAGAAACAATGGTTAAATGATTTTAGCAGCGAATATTATGGTGCCGATGTTGGTAAACAAGCTGATGAAGGTAAGAATAATAGATTTATTAAAGGCCGAGATAAAGTAAAAGAAATTCAAGATGAAAATAATGCTCGCAATCGTGATTTATTTGGCCGAGTGAGGAACAAGGTCGGGGCTACTAAACTTTTAAATTATGATGATGTTATTAATATAGTTGAGGAGTCTTTATCTAGAGACATCAATCCTGAAAATTTGGAGGATGCTTTGAATGAATTCCTAGACAAAAAATTTGTAGATAGCGGCAGTAACTCCAATGATAGTGGAAAGAAGTCCGAGTAATTTTAATGCACCATCTACTCTATTAACATGTTGTTTGATTGGTTCGATTTGTTTTTGAACATCTTTAATAGTATTTTCTGTATAAATTTCGTGTTTATCTAATCTATCTTCCTGTAAATCGCTTCTATATACGTGATGTTTTAATGTTTCATTTTGGGCCACAAGAATCTTATCAATAGAATCTAATCTATCGTCAAGTTTCTCTAACCGATCAAAAAGTTTATTTTGGAAGTCCATCGCTTAAACCTTGTTCTTGTTCATTCCGTATAAGTTCCCTATATTGGGGATTTTGCATAATATTAAATAAAATAGCTTGTCGTGCTCTTTTTCTTAAATACGGAACTTTTCGTAATTCCGCTGCTAATCTGCTACTTGATTGATCGCCACGTTGGGATAATTTAGCTGCTATTTTTTGTGCAAATTCCGGTGTTATATCTCTTACGGTTTCGCCAGCAGCTTTCATAGTTCGGCCAGCAATATTACCTACCGCTATTGGTGCGCCAGCTAGGCCAGTTCTGAGTGTTGTGCCAGATTTACCAGCAACAAGGGCCGGGGCCATTCTTTCGTAGGCTAAATCCATACGAGTTGCAACATCTTTTAATTTTGCTGATAATTGTCCAGCTAAGTTAGGATCAGCTTTTTGTAGTTCGCCAATAAATTCATCCATAATAGCGCCATGTAGATTTCCAGCAGCAGTATCTTTTGCTATTTTATCAATCTTTGGCCCAAGATTTTTAATAACAGCAGCGGCCTTATCATTTCTACTAATTCCTAAACTATCTAATGCATTCATAAAATCTGCATATGCTTGGTTCGCTTGTTGTACCCCCGGAATTTGGGTTTCAACAGTTTCTCCCAATTTATTTGTAATATCTAAAACTTGAGTTGCCCCTTCCCCTGTCATTGGTTTAGATCCAAATGGTGTATATTTTTGAAAGGTTTGTCGTAGTTTTCTTATTTCCGTAGGACTTACTTCAGGTTTAGGATTGACTCTTTCAATTACTTTTTTATATTTTGTAATCTCATTTTCGGGAACAATTTTTTGATATACTTTACCAGTATTCTTATCGTGAAATTGAAGAAAACTCAAATTACTTTCAGGATCTTTAACTAGTTGTATATCAGTTAAATCTGGATTTTGTATAATGTCTGCTATATTTTGTGTTCCTTCTTCTGTCAATTTTTGACTAACCATTGCAGGTTTATTTGCCTCAGTCATGACTTGTTCTGGTGGAGTAAATTCGGGGGGAGTACCGAGTGTTTGTGCCTGTTCTTTTGCTTGACGAGTTAATATCTTTTGTTCGGCAACATTTGTTGGTTCCCCGGCTTGGAGCTTAGCTTGTATTCCTGCCCGTTTTTGTTGCATTTGAGTCATAGCTTTTTGTGCACCAGTTTCGGCGGGAACTAATCTTGTTACTTCTTTACCTTGCAGTTGATTATCAATAATGTCCATTAATTGCTTAGCTTCGGTAATATCAGTTGGGTCGGGACTAGTTTCAACTATAGATTGTAATTTTTGTTTTACACCATTAAGATCGTCAGCAACATTTATTGTAATACCTTTTTCTTCGGCATCTTTTAAAATATTTTCAATATTAGTATTTAAATCATTTCCCAATTGTTTCATTTGCGGTTGAATGCTTTTTAAAGTATCAACTAATTCGGCTGTTGCTTGTTTGCGAGCTTCGGGGCCATTTAGTAGTTGACCCATTTTGCCGCGTCTATATGATTCTAGGAGATTTTGATATGCATCAGTATTTTTAATTGCCCTACTTAATTTTTGAGCACCCTTTGCTAATACAGGAAAAGCACCGCCAAGTGCTGCGCCATATTTGGCCCCTTGTTTTATATCTTCACCTAACATCCCAATATCAGGATTAGGTTTCATAAGCTCGGCTTCACTTTCGCCACCGCCGACTAAACCGCCAGTAGCAGCACCGGCAAGAGCACTTCGCACAATTTGTTGACCCAAGTTAGCACCTTTACCTATAAAAGACGTAGTTTCTCCCGCAGGTAATGCAAATCCCCCGGCCATTTCTGATGCGAATTCTGTTTTAGGATATTGTTCTTTTGCCGCTGTTTGACGGGCTCTTTGTAAATCGCGATATTCTTTATATAAATCACTATAAGATTTTTTTTCAGCAGGAATGCCCTCGATTTTTCCACCTTGAGCTTTTATTTTAGCTAATACTTCAGGACTGAGATTTTTAGCAATAGCCTCGGCTGGTATATCCATTCCGCCAGTTTGTCGGGACAGATACTCAGACCCCCCACCTAAAAGTCCAGCCAATTCATCAGAAAGCCCTAAAGTACCGCCGCGAGCTAAACCTGTTCCAGCAGCTTCTAATTGTGACAATTGTTGTTCTTGTGGGGGATTTAGTTGTTGATTTATATCAGAAGTTTGTTCAAATTCTGGTATAATTTCTTCAGTATCATTCCATTTAGGTGTATTGGCCATTATTGTTCATACCTCAAAAATTTCTTTGTTTTTCTATCAAAGATTGCTATTCTTCCATCTTTAGTTTTTCTTTTTACTTCACCAGATTTTTCAGTTTCGCCAAAAGTAGTATATCCTAATAAACCTTTAATTGTGTGTTCTGGTAAAGTAGGATAAGCGGTGTGCATTCTGCTAGAAGCATTATGGTATACTCGACTAATATCGCCCTTTAATTTACCAGATAATTCCCCAATATTATTAGTAATATCTTTTAATGTTTCTGGCGAAATTTCGCCTTTCATACCACCAAGATAGTAATCTTTTAACTTTCGGCCCCAACTTTTTCCAGCAACATAACGAACAACATCAGTATCAGTTAAAACGCCAACTTCACCCATTGCTCTGGCAAGTTTTGTTCCTAAAGCAGCGACAGCCGCTTGATTTCCTGATCTAGCTAAATTAATTAAATGGTTCACATCATCAAACGCCATTCCTTGTTCTGTTGCCTTTTTAAATCTAGGATCATCTTTTAAGAACCCACGGGCCGTATTAATTTGTTGCTGATTAATCATATCTTTTTGTGCTTGTACTCGCCTAGCTTCTTCAGCTTTACGTTCTTTCAAAAGTTCTTCATTATGCCCCATCATATATTTTTGATATGGCGTCATATTGTCTTGAGGCTTTTTCATTTGTTGTAAAAGACCTTCTAATTCTGTAGCTGAGCGCCCTTGAATCATTTGTTCATATTCCGGGTATTTTTGTATAGATAATTCCTGAATAGATTTAGAATAAGCCGAATTAGGATCATTAGCTTTTTCTTTATTAGCTAAACCCAATTTAGCACTTTGATTTTTCATTTCTTGAAATTTTTGTGATAAATCTGATAATTTAGCTTTTCTTTGAGTTTCAACATTTTTAACTTCTTCTTGTGCCCGTTTTCCTAATAAACCTACGCCACTATAATCTGGCTTAAATTTACCACTTTGCCCCCCGGCTATTGCTTGACCAATTTGAAGTGCACCTTGTAATAAACCAGCATTTCTAAGCATACTGTCTTTACTGGCCAGAGCGGCCTCTAGATCGCTTTGTGGGGGCTGTTGCGGCAATTGAGGTTCGGGGGCAAGGGTTGGTTCTGCGACCACTGATGGGGCTTCTGGGGCCGATGCCATTAAAGGAATTTCGGGGCCATTAGTTAATGGGACATTCTGATCTAGTGTCTGATCATCAGGATTTTTAAGTTTATTATATTGATTTATTAAATCTGTATAATTCATTATGGCATACCATTTATCATATAAGGGTGAATATTTGGGGCAGCAGCATTACCTATAGTTGGCGGTTGACTTGGGGCAGGTGTATTACTTGTTGATTTGGGAGCGCTTGCTACCGCACCAATTATGCCGCCTATTCCGGCCCCTACCCCAGCACCCATATTTGCGGTATTAGCGGCTTGATTAGCATAATTTTGGGCTTGATTTCCATATTGGCCAGCCATTCCGCCAGCTAATGCAATTTGTTGATTAAATCGTTGACCAGGTAAGGCGGCTCTATGAGTTTCGGCCTGTTGTTTTAACTGAGCATTCATATTTGCAATTTGTTGTGCATTTTGTAAATTAGTTAATTGTCCTGTATTTTGTCTATTAACATTTCTAGTTTTTAAATTTTGTTGATTGGCAGCATTCCATGCAGCGATTGCGTCAGCAGCTTTAGCTATGTCGGCTTGTTCTCCAAATTGTTGTCGCTCCATTTGACTACCGAGATTTGCAGATTGAGTTAATGCTTGTAACGCTCTTGCCTGGGCTTGTTGTGCTAATCTATCAGATGCTTCACTACCACGTTGTGCAGATTGTTGGGAAGAATTAAGTTTCGCAGCTAATTCCATGCCACTTCCACCAGTACCACGTCTAGCCATTTCAGCAAGAATAGCATTTTGTCTGGCTTGTTCTTGTTGGCTAACTTGACGTTGTAAACTTCTTTCAGCAGCTATATCACCGGGGGCTAATCCGGTTTGACCAAGTTCGGATAAACTTCCTAAAGCTTGCATTTGGGCAGCACGTAATCTAGGATCAGTTGTTATTCCTGCCATTTCTGATGGACCAAGATTAACAAGTTGTTCTTGTTCAGGGGTATATTGGCCTTGGCTTTGATACATCATTTCTGGTGTAAAATTATAAAGTTGCTCAGCTATAGTTGGTACTTTAATATTTGCATATTGTGCTAAGGCCTGATTCATTGCATTATTAGCTGCATTTCGACTACCACGAGCGGCCTCATTACCAACTAATCCCCCGACGACTGGGGCAGCTACCATTAAACCTGCGGTTACTGGATCAACGCCCATTAAAAACCTCCACAAAGTAGTGTATGCTTATCAACTGTTCTAAAATTCTTTTTTTGAATCAATTTAGTTAATCCTTTCGAATTTGATAAACTAATTATATTTTTTATATTATAATGATTAGCTAAAGCTAATAAACCCTCTATACAAAAATTAATAGCATTATATTTTTCTTTTAATCCGGCTTTGGGGTTTGTTGTTGTCCATGCAATCTGCCCCAAGTTACATCCGGCCATAATGTATAAAAAACTAGCACATATAGGGGTGTTATTATTATAAACAATAAAACCAAATGGACTTAAACTGTCTCGTTCCATAGAATTATGTTTATGTTCTTTCCACCACATATTAATTAAATTATAATGTTTTTCTTTATCAAATCTAATTAATTTCATTTATTTTATTGGGACAAAAGCTGGTCCCGTTTGTTCTCCATTTATTGCTGTTCCATTTTTAAGACTTGGGCCTAAAAGCGAATTCATTTGTTCCAATGATACTGGTGCGCTATTAGCCGTAGTTGCATAAGGGCTGACTTGTTGCCAAATATTATTGCGCATAGTTGCGGCCTCTTCACCTAAAATATTTTGAAGGTCACTCAATCTATACTGACCATATGGATGTTCTTTATCTGTTATAGCACGAACTCTATTTGTTACGGTTATTGGGTCTAAATGGTATTTATCAACAATAGATCTTAATTCTCCGCCAGTTACTAGTGCTTTATTTAAATCGCCGTATTGTTGTCGCAGTTCATCTTGTCTTTGTTGATTTATATTATAATTATTAATTAGTGGCGCAAGTGTTTTTTGTAAAGCTTGTTTTTGCTCATTTATATTTTCTTGTAAAGCTTGTTGATTAACATTATATGGATTAGTATATGTTCCAATATCTTTTTGGCCAGCTAAATATCCACCCTCAGTGGTTCCCGATAATTGTTGTAATGCCCGAAGTCTTGCGACTTGTTCCGGAGATGCAACTCCAGCAGCAGTGGGAGTGTTGGCTGTAAGATATTCACCTAAATTTTGCCCAAAAGTTACAGTATCGGGTCTTAAACCAAAACTTGCTAAATCTTGTTTAGTTAATTGATTAGTTTTTATTCTACCTTGTAATTCTTGTAATGCTTGTGGGGCAGAAGCTTGTATATCTTTTAATTTTTGTTCAATATTACTTTGTATATTTTGTTGACCTTGGCCCAATAAACTATTTATCTCGCCACTTCTTTGATTTGCTAAATTTTGTAATGCAGCTTGATGGGCACTTACTTGCCCTTGAACTGCGCCTAATTGTTGGCCAGTTTGAGATGCCAAGTTGCCGAGTGTAGATTGTAATTGCTTTGTTTGTCCTGGAAGAGATTGTAAAAATAATTGATCTAATCTTTGTTGACCAGTTGAATAACTTGGTTGTCCAAAAGTTTTATTTAACAACTGGAATCGTCCTCGTTCACTACCAGCTAACTGTGCTTCATTTTGAAGATTTTGTTGCTGTTGTTGATATTGATTTAAATTTAGTGCTGTGGGTTGTTGAGTTTGTTGCTGACGAAGTTGTTGGAATTGCTTTAATTGTTCTTGGTTTTTTAATATATCTTGAGGATTTTGAAACGCCATTTTAACTGGTGATAATTCACTTGTTTTTTGTGTATTTTCATATTTACCAGTTGATTGATTATATGTTCCGGCACCAAGTTGAGATTCAGCTTGGGCAGTTTGTTGACTAAATTGATTTTGTGCAGCTTGAATCCCAGATTGAATTTGCCCAGCTTGGTGTCGAGCTTTTTGGGATATGTTTTGTGCTAGATTCGTTCCGGGGGCTTGAGCCTCAAGGTATTGGCGCACATTAGTAACTCGACCCGAACCTTTTTGCTCATGAATTGGGGCAGAAGCTGTGTTAGGTTGTGTTGGTTTGTATGTTGTAGCCATAAAAAAAATACTTCCTCAATAATATTTGTTAACCGAAAATCAAAAAAGTCAGTCTATACCGCGTATTAGCTGTCAATCCTTTTATATTACTTACTGAAACTATGCTAGTTGACTGAACAAATGTAGCAAAAGGTGTATTAACTGGTGGGGTGCCCGGTGAGTCTAAATCCTGACATCTAATACATGTCATACCTTGAATTCGAGTTAATAAATCTGACTTATATTTTGCTGGAGTTAGGGGGTTTCCGGTGCTATCAACTGTCACGGTCATTGTTATAATTTCTTGATTTAAATTATCAAAATCTATTCTTTTGTCTAATACATTAGCAACTTGTTCCATAAATGTATTAATAGGAAATGCCATTTTTGAGACCAATGCTTGATCTTCTTGGGCAAAATCTTCAGTAGTTATTCTGTTTAAATTTGGAACTCGACCCATATATTAATCCCTGTATGCTTTTTCAGATATCATTCTAAACGTAAATGAAATGCCGAAAATTGAATATTTTTCTCTAGCACTACTATGCTTAAATTTCTTTTTTATAAATCTAGATCGCTGCTTATCTCTGGGCACATATGTCCTCATTGGGACTGCGGAGCCTTTTCCGCCCCAGTTATGTTCACTCCACGTAAATAATCCAAAATCACCAACACCATCACGAATAAATGTAACTTCTGTGAAATCTGGGCTAAGATCTGAACTAAAAAGAACTGATGCATCAGAAAAGACAGTATTCTCAAACATAATTGTACTTTCATTAACCTGCTTTAATATTGATGGATCGCCGAAAGTATAAGGTGCCCAGGTAACTGAGGATTGCACTGCTTTGTATAAAATAATTGGCCCTTCTATAAACGGTAAATTAAATTTGACATTCACTCTAGTAGTTGAATTTCGGACAAGGGATGTAATTTTAACTTCTTTATCAATTGTACCAGATGATAATTTATAATTAATAAATTTTACCCCGGCATCTGCATTTAATTTATTTACAATAATATTAAAATCGCTTTGTTGGCCAGCGAAGGTGCTTGTGCCAACAATTGACGCAGCATAATCGGTATCAACAACCCCAGAATCTGCATCTAACTTAGTTGCTAAATTATTTACTAAATTTCTTAAATCGGCACCAGCAACGGCGGCTAAAGTTGCACTATAATTAGTGTCGCCAACAAATGGATCAAGATCTAATTTTTGGAGCAATTGATTAAATTGAAAAATAGTAAGATATTGAGTTTGTACTAAAACGTCCCCAGCAACTGTATTTGAATTAGAAGATAAATCTATCTGAAGATTAAAAAGAGAATTAGCTGGTATAGATAATGCAAATTGTCTATCAGCATAATCTGTCCTTTTATAATTTTTTCTTTCTCTTTCAATATAAGCTTCATCAGCGGCGCCAACATATAAACGATTATTTTGAACATTCACAATGCCGCAGGTTTTACTAATTGGCCAACGTGTCCAGCTATTAGTAAATGTATCATATCTAAAACATTGAGTTGCAACGGTATCATTGGTATTAGTTGGGAGCCAGAGTAAATATGCCCGATCAGTCTCATATGAAACACCAAATGATGTGTATTTAAAATTATAATTATCACTGATTAATTTAATAATTTCATCTTCAATTGGTCGGGAAATAACATTAACCCCCGTATCTGAAATTGTAGCAATTCCCTGGGTAGATAAGACATATATTAGATTGTTTAATACAACGGCACTATCGGGGGCCACAATATTTGTGCTACTATCAAATAGATCAATCACAAAATTACCAGCTTCGCCAGATAATCTATAAATACCGTCTTCTTTTAAAATAAATAAGGTTTCTCTAAGAGCAAAAATTCTAAAGATTTCTTTATCTTTCGGTCCAACAAATAAAACATTAACTGATGGAACAGCTTCTGGCTCTTGATATTTTGAATAAAAAAGAGCATTGGCCTGAACTTCATTATCAGAATTGACGGTTGTTAATCCAAATGTGACGTTTCCGCCAACAGTAACTGTGGAAGATATATCAAAAGTATTAGTTGTTACATTTGAAATAGTATAAGTTCCATCAATAGTGGGAGTCGATGTGCTGCTATATAAGACAATTTTATTGCCATTAGATAATCCATGGGCAGTAGATGTTATAGTGACAGTCCCTGATCCTGTGGCAACTGTTCCGCTTAATTCAATTGCTGGCTGTGAATTAAATTGACCAGATGTTGTAGAACTATCTGATAGAATATAAAATTCACCAGTTGTTAATTCTTTTGCTTTTAATAAGATTTGACCTGGGACATCTTCTGATCCTGATAAATAAAATGCTTCAACAATTTCGCTTGAATTAGAATTAATAATACTAATTAATGATCTGGCCGATTCATCAATTTGTTGGGATGGGGTTGCTGCTGATGACAACAAAACATCCAAATTTGCGGAATCTTCACCATCGCCCTGAGTTGTTACATTAATAGCAAATACTCCACCCATTGCGGTAGCGCCATCAACGGCATCAGTTGTATTGCCATTTTTTGCATTAGTTACAGTGACAACTGCGGCACCAGGGGCCGGGGCACTAAAATCATCTAGGGCATCAATTACTGATGCAAAAGCAACAGCTACATCATTTGCTGTTGTTGCAGCAGATATATTTACAGCATAAATTAAGCGACCGGCAGTATCTCCGGCTGAAGGGGCAGGAGTTGTTCCAGTTTTATCTGCATAAAATACATATTTTCTTTCATCTGATGCCGAATTAAGTAAAAAATACCCACCGTCTACGGTATTTGCAAATGTATCAAATGTTAAATCGGTTACTTCAGTATCGCCAACAAAAGTATAAGTATTAACTGTTGTCCCATCGGTAAGTGTTAAAGTTGATGTGCCATTAACCAGTGTAGACACACTTAACATATCTAATTCAACATTTTTGAGTGTTTGTGTGTTTGCATAAAAAACTGTGTCTTTAAATAGGGCGACATCTTTGGCCATAGGTGGACGATCATTTGATTGTAATACCCCATCACCAGAAACCGGATTAGAGTAAAGAGGAAGCCCGCCATCTCTAATATCAGAGGGAGTTAGATCATTTGTTGTTACTACTCTAGAAGTTAATTGCGCACTAGACGGAAATTCTTCAATAACTAAAGTCATTTCATCATCAGTTGTTATATCGGCGATAGTAGTAATTTTATTAAATACAGCGGTTCTATATATCTGATAAAAATAATCAGTATCCGCAGTTGTTATATCATTTGGGATTGAGAATGTAAGATCAATTGTTCCGGTATCAGTTGTGCTAAAATTTGTAATTTCAGTTCGTTGACTTGCCGAACCTAAAATTAAATTACCATTAACATCTTTGTAGCCCCAGACAACACGATAGGCAACTTTACTTTCTGTAGAAAAGAACCCGGTAGTTGTATAATTAACTGTAGCTTTAACATCTAGGGCAGGAGGAGCGCCAGCGGCGCGAATATAATCTGCTGCTGATGTAAATTCTGATGCGGTTGTTGCTGATATCTTTTTAATACCATCATTGGTTGTAAATAATAGATTGCCATTTGCTTCAACCGATTTTATTCTTAATCCAGTTTCAACTTCGGTATAACTTCCGTTAAAATCAACAAAAGCCCCAGCATTATCAGAATCAAATGCGAACGATGTAGAATAATGTCTTAAAACTCGACCTTTGTAAACGAGTAATTGTTTAACTGTATCAGAAGGATTGGCTAATGCTGTGCCATATTCAGCTAACCCGCGACGGGGTTCAATTACACTATCCCGAGAAATATTAACATTGTCGGCCTGAACTAATGCACCTTCAGGAAGTTCGCTGAATTGATTGGGAAAAGTATATAAGCCTTTTGCTTTCAGAAGTTTTGTCTGCATTCTTATCCTTAACTTCGGCGTCTAAAACGTCTTCTATATAAACCAAATCGTAAAGATCCATTTCTATTTACTAATTTTTGCGGGGCTTCATCAACTCTATTGTCAATAATATTTCCTGCTCTATTTTCCATTTCACGAGTTTTGACTTTAGCATTTTGTAACCCCTGAGTGTCGCCCTGGGCTTCTAAAAGTCTTTCAGCGGTATATTGGGCAAGAAGAACATGCAAATCCGCAGGAACTTGCGGAATAATGCATTCTTCAGCTTTAGTAATATGATCACCGACTGCTAATTCAGAGGGTAGATCTGCTGCGGTAAATGTAATTGTTTTTGCTGAGGTGTCGAATGATACTATTGATTTATTGATTGCTAAATGACGATGAGGAGATTCCGCCATATATAAATCATATTCAATATCTGTTGTAAAGTGACTGGGAATTTTGTCTACCGTAATAATTCCTGTCACCGTATCAATAGCTGTAATAATCGCCGCTCTAGATTCAGCGACCATTTCATTCGGACTAATAAAATAATAAAACAGCAAATCGCCAGATACACTACCGCCAATTGAAGGAATTAAATGAACCCGATTATATTGAACATAGTAATTATATGCCCTATCTTCAACAAATGTGCCTTGATAATGTGGGATATCGCCAACCGAAATTCTTGTCATTTCGAAACGATTATCGCCAGTATCAGCATATTGTAGTTCATTTAGTTTGTTTCCAATGGACCGGGGCGGAATTCTATACTCACTTTTGTTGGCAACAAGGGGATCTCTTCCTTCGAAGAGAAAATGGCCTTCGTGCAAACTAAGTATAGACGGAACCAAACTTAATGCTATTTCTTCATTAGCAAATGCTAGAATATCAGTATCAGTAAATGTAGATTGATTTGACGGCATACTTATTCGCCGCTTGATACTATCAATCAAAGCATTTGTAGTAAAAACTTTTGCCACGGAAACTCCTTATGACATTTTTTCTTTCAGTTTCATTAACTCTTCTATTTTTTGATCAATTTCTTCTGGTGTCATTTCTTCTTCTTCAGCTTGATCATCGGCCATAGATTCTTCTGGATATTCAGAGGCTTCTTCCTCATCCATCATATCTTCAGGTTTATATTCGGAGTCAGCTTTCTTTGGCCCCTTACCGATTATATCTTGAGCCATTTCTAAACCTTTTTCTAGAGATTTAGGATTTTTAGCAGCAACTGTCACTTTGCTTAATTTATCATGTAAACCCTCACCCATCATATCAGACGCCATTTTTCGAAGTTCGTCAATAACTTCCATTTTTGCTTTTCGTTTAGCATCATCTTTTGGCTTTTTAGCACTAGATTTCATGCCCATTAAATCTTTTAGATCCATTGTATTTTCTCCTCGGTTATATTAGTAAACTGACAATAAGTCCCAAAATTAATCCATAATTAATATATTTTTGAATTTTAATTTCTTTTTCAATTTTTTGTAATTTTTCGCTTTTTTTATTATTACAATCCTGTAATGCAATAATAACTGCGCCTTGATTGTTAATCACACTATCATTTTCTTTAATTTTATCAATAACTTTAGTAAAACTTTCTGCGCTACTTTCGCCCAAATTATTAATAGCTTTTTTAATATCATTTATTTCTTGCTCATATTTTTCATTTTCTTCAACTATTAATTCATAAAATTGAGATAAATCTTTATCATCTTTTACATAAACTGGCACTTCTTTTTCAACTATTTTATCCACCGGAACCTCGACATATACGGGTTTTTCTACAATCTTCTCAACAGGCACTTCTTTTTCAATATAAATTATTTCTTGATTGGGAAGTTTTTTTGGTGTTTTTGTTTTTCCCATATGTAATTTTCCCATTATATTATCCTTTTAAATTATATTGTACGGTAACAGTTCCGGTAGTATTTGTTCCCTTAGTATAAGCAATTCTGAAGTAAGCATAGGGAGCATCTGTTATTAATAAATGATCATTACTCGCACCACTTGCAAGAGTTACAGATTGGCCACTTACAGCTTTAAATGTTGTTCCATCAGAACTTGCCTCTAATTGAATGGCACCATCAGCGGCGTCTAAACCGGCGGCAATAATGCTAATATATATACCTTTATATTTCGAAATATCTACTGCTGAAGAGTTCACTGTTGTACCGGCGGCAACGGCATTTAACAAAACGGTATTAGCAATGGCCATGGACCGAGTTTCAACACTATCCCCGTCAGTTGCATCTAATTCTATTGCGAAAGATGTTGATGAAGATGGAATAATTTTAATCGCATTTGCGGTTTCATCATAACTTAACCTAATAATATGATTAGGATCTCTTTGTGACATTGACATAAAAATTACTCCTTAAACACTTGTAGTAGTTGCTCTAAATTTCATTGTGGCGGCGGTATATCCGGCATAATTAGCCGATGTATATTGCACTTGCCCTGCACTTGTAACACTAAAACTGACTTGAGATACATCGCCATTTGTTGATTGTGATAAATCCCAACTAGCACCTTTTTGTACTAATCTAATTACGCCACTTTCATATAATGAAGTGGTAGCACTAATAATAATTGAATATTGTATTTCAGCCGATCTATTTGTTGCATTAGCAAAAGCTAAGCCAGTTACATTAGCCGCTGTACTTTGATTATTTGCAATTGTAAATGAAGTTTCATCTAAATCACCAGTAACAAAAGTTGTATTATCATCAACATATTTTTTTGTAGCAGCGTCTTGGTTATTAGTTGGATCGGCCAAACTAGTAATATTATTTGAATTAACATTAATTGATGTATCATCACTATTTATAGATATTGATCCAGAATCTAGAATTATTGCACCCCGAACTCCCGTAATACTAATTCCAGTCTTAAGTTGTATTTTACCGGAATTATGTCCGCCAGAGACACCATTTTGATTACCACTTTCAATATAAACTGAGCCAGTATCATTAGCTGTGTTTGTGGTATTAGAAGTTATTACTCCTGATGAATAGAGATTATTTGATCCAGTGAGTCCAACAACCGGGGTAGCTCCCGATGGTGTTACTAAAGTTGTATTAATTGAGCCTCTTCTACTGCCACTAGTATATAATATTAAACTTGTTGAATAAAGAGTGACCCAAGGTTTAGTTATTGATCCTAAATACCTACTAGTAGTTGCTGGAATTAAATCAGCATTAATTGCTGTTGTGCCTAAATTATCTAATTGAGTTGACGCTTTTCCATCTATTTGTGTTTGTGCATCACTAAGTAATCCACCAATATAACCAAACTCGGTATTTGTAACTGAACCATCATGTATTTTTGTGGCATCAATTGCCGCTGCGGCCCGAATTTCATTATTATCTATATTCGTAATTGTATTAGTATCAGCATCTATAGATTTATTTGTTAGGATGTCTGTTGTTGCTTTACCAACTAGAGTATCATTGGCATCGGGAAGAGTATAGGTTCGTGTGGTGCTAGTTGCAATGCCAGATAATTCAAATGCAGCTTGTTTTGTTGTATCAACATTATCTTGTAAAGTAAATAATGTATCTTTAACTGTTACAGTATTAGTATTATTAATTGTTTTATTAGATAGGGCTTGATTTGATGATATGTCAGCAACTTCCACCTCGGAACCAATTGCACCAAGCTTAAATTTAGAAGTTAAAGCGTCTTCATATACAAAGGAGCCATTAGTAGTCGCCCTTTCTACGGTTAATCCTGCGCCTTCAGCAGAAATGTCATTACCACCTTTATTAACTGTAATATTGGTATCGGTAACATCTAGAGTTGCGGTATTTAAAGTCGTGGTAGTCCCGTTAACTGTTAAATTGCCAGTTACAATGACATCATTACTAAATGTTTTATTACCAGCAAGAGATTGTGCACTAGTTGTCACAATTCCCGGAAAGGATGCGCTGGCAGGTTCTAGAACTAATTCATTTGTTCTAAGGCTGGGGGTGCCAGTATTTTCAGATATAGAATAACCTTGGGAATTAGCTGTTGCGCCAATGCCAGTAGTTGTTTGAATTTGTTGATTCTCCCAACGAGCAGAAGCATCATCCCAAACCCAGATTTCATCTGTATCTAAAGTAACGCGGGCATCTCCATCAGAATTACCTGTAGTAGGTAAAGCTGCGGCATTAGCAACTGGATCTTTCCAAGTTGCTCCACCAACAATAACTTGGTCGAGATTCCCAGTAAATGGATTAAATTTATAACTCAAAATTAACTCCTAGTTACACTAGCCAATCTATTTGATGCATCATAGGATAGAGTTAGTGTCGCAATTGCAGTTCCACTAGCTCCACCTTGTTTATAAGTTGCGGTTTCAATTTCTCCAGCCCCATTTCCGGAGGCCACATAAGTTAATGCTATATAATCATAACTATTGGGAATTAAACTGGACAAATTTATGATTTGCGCCGCATGATTATTGATATCATGAACATCGCGCAGTACTTGTTGACCATCATATTGCGATAAATTATTTGCCATTATTTAATTCTCCTTGCTGATATTTTATAAGCGATTGCTGGAGATCCCGTAATTGTTGCTTGATAAGCTTTTAAATAATATGTTGTAGATGAATTTACATTAACACCATTAACCGTTAAATTAATACTTAATATTCCATTTATTGTATTAGATCCTCTGGTAGCAGTATCATCATATATTAATCCCGTGCTATCATTTCCAGGATTAGTTGATAAACCTATATTTGGAGTTGTTGCAGATGTATTAGCTGAAAAAATAGCCTGTAAGGTTATATCATATTCTCCAGGATTTAATGATATA